CTTTAGTTGCACTCTTCAAACCATCACTATTCATGTTACCCCTAAAACTTGCAATCGGTTTACTTAAAGGTGGTTATAAGTTTTTAACAGATGCAACTGTAAGACAAGCTGCAGATGTTAAGATGACTAAAGCATTTACAAAACTTGGTAATGGTGTAAAATTTTTGGGTGATGGTATAAAATCAGCTGGTACTAGTCTGATGAACGCTGGTGCAAAAGGACTAGAATTCGGAAAAACACTTGGAACTAGTGCATTAAGTCTTGGTGGTAAAGCACTAACTGCAATTAGAACCGCTGGTCTTGTTATGAAAACTGCCATGATAGCATTAGGTAAAGGTTTATTAACTTTTGCAACCACAACACTAATGCCTATGTTAATACCACTTGCACCATTTATTGCAATCGGAGCTGCAATCGCAGCAGTTTTATATTCTCTTTATGAAGGTTTCCAATCCTTTAGAGATTCACTTGCATCTGGAGATAGTCTGGTTGATGCAATTATCAATGGTGTTTCTACTGCACTTGCAACACTTGTATCATTACCAGCAGTTATGTTTCAAAAACTATTAGAATTTGTAACTGGTATATTAGGATTTGATGACTTATCAGAACGTATAGGTAATGTAGATATTGTAGGTACTGTTACTGACTCAATAAAAAATATTCTCATGTCTGCAAAAGATTTCTTAGTAGATTTATTTACATTTGATACTGCAAACTTTCCATCATTTGGTGATTTTGGTGGATATGCAAAACGAGCATTAGCAACACTTGCAAGAAATGTATTACCAGAACCAGGCGGTTTTCTTGCAAAGTTTATACCAGATAGTATATATGAATTTGCTGGTATCAATCCAGAAACAGGCGAGTTCTTAACACAACAAAATACCCAAGATATGGATGGTGGTATTGAAGGAGCAATAATAAAAAAGAAGAAAGAAACAGAAGATAGAATTGCTGAAATCAATAAAGACCAAGCAGTTGTTGATGCAGTTCAAAGAACTTATAGTGAAAGAGCAGATAGACACGCTGGAATAGTATATAATAAAAAAGGTAAGATGATTAGGGGTAGGTTTGTAAGTGAAAAAACAAAACAAAGAGCTGACCAAAAAGCAAGTCTTGAAATGCAAGACTTGATGAAATATAATGTAAACAAATTAGAAACAAAAGAATCAGAACTTGCTGCTCAAGGTGGTCAACTTTCTGAAGATGAAAGTAGAAAGTTAAGAGTATATAAACAAATTATTGAAAAAAGAGGTGATAGAGAATTTAATGCAGATAAGGGTGGATTTCAAACTTTTGGAATGGATTTATATGATGTTGATAGAGATTTAGGTGGTATTCATAGTGAACAATATAAATTACAAACTGAATTAATGAATATAAAAAATATGTCGCCTGATGCAGTTCGTGACCAAGATTTGGTAACAAATCAATTCAGAGGCATGGACGGAATTGATGTATCCAAACAGAAAAATATAACTAAGGATATTGTTGAAACTTTCAAACGTCAAGGTACTGGAATGGATAGTACTGCTGGTGTTGTTAAAACACAATTAAATGCAATATCAAAACTTATTGACCCAGACCAGATTAATGAAATGAGAGATAAAGTTGCAAGAATTAATCAGATTCTAAAAGATGGTGTTACAGATGAAGAAAGAACCGAACTTAGTACAATGGGTATTGACACCTCTAGAAACTTTGTTCAGAGAACATTTAATATGGATGCTGGTGTTACAGAAGAGTCAAGAGCAGAAGCAGTTCGATTAAGAGATGCAATTCTAAAGAATACTGCTGACCAACAAGCAATACAAAAAAATGCTGGTAATGTCAGTTCAGTAGTTGCACCACAATATTATACAACAAGTAATAAACAAGATATAATCCAACCAATAATTCACGAAAATAAAGAACCACCAGCTGGTAGTCAGTTACCTATGGCATTTAGATAATTATTTTTTGATACTGTTTAGACTGTCAATGATATCATCAATATTGGGTTCAATACCGCCTGGATTATATACACATTGATATTGAGATGGACAGTTTTCCTCATACATTAAAGTAAAAGTTTTATTACCACCAATGTAAATACACGCTTGTCTACCAGTATGTCTTGACTTGACTCTTTTCTTTAATCTACAAGTGGTATACTTCTTCTCTTCAATTATACCTCTTTGAATTTTTTGTCTGGTATTATAGTCTTGACTAGGTTTTGTTAGATTACAACTTTGACAATTACCAATAATATTTTTAGGTTGTGCAAATGCAAGTGATGTAAATGTTATCAAAACAATTGTTAAAAGAGTTCTCACAACATACCCCTTGTTTCCATGAACATCCATACGACCCCAGAAATAAATCCAAGTACAACTATACATAAAACTCCAATCAAAATTGCTTCAATGACTTTTCTTTGACGTTCTTTTTGGTCATAGATTGCTTTCTGTCTTTTCTTCCTAATATCACCTTCAGTTCTCAATAGCTCATCCCACGCAGCTGGCCCTCTAGTATAGGAGATTATCTGTTTAAGTTGGTTACGCATATCCTCTGCTTTTTTCTTTGCCATAAAAATCTGCATAGCTTCTTCTTCTACAGAACCAGCATTAAAAATTTTCTTAAACAGAGGCGGTTTTCTATTGTATTCTTCTGCTTTATTAATATCTGATACAGCACCCATCCATCTGGATAAATCTTTTGCCATACCTTCAATATCACGCCCAGCGCTGAATCCTGCTTTGATGGCATTAAATGCTGATGATGCTGCCGAAACTGCTGCAACTACTTCTATCATTACCTCTCTCCTTATAATGTATCAGTAGTATTTATAAGAAAAGGGAGATGAAGTTTCCCTCATCTCCCTTAGTAGTAAACCCTAGCACGTCACTAGTACTTTCCCAATTTACTACCTATTCATTTGCAAGTTTCTGAAAGTATGACATTGTATCGTCATCTTCTTCAGCAGATACAGATGGAATTGATGGTTGAGGTTCTTCCCTAAATGTTGGTGTTTCCACAACATCTTCATCAATCATTGCAGCTGCACTTGCAGTTACCGTACCAGATAGTACATCATCAAGTCTTTTCTTGAGTTCATCATAAGACTTGAAACTAGATGGTGCATGAAAGTCAGCAAGGGGATACTGTTTATTCCAAATAGAATCCAATTCACCATCATCATCTGCTAAGGCTGATACCTTATCAAACTCTGACTTATCATAGTTCCAGTAACCATCTACCTTACGAATCTTCAGTTTGAAGTTCGCACCTTCCCAAAAGTCAAATGGGTTAATAGGAGTTTCATCTTCAAATTCTGGTTGCATTGCAGCCATAATCTTATCAAAGATTTTCTTTCCATACCTAAATAGAAACACCTTACCATTATTCTCTGGGTGTTTGGGGTCAGATACTACAAAGATATTTGAGTAGTATTCCAACTTCCTCTTTTGCTTTCTTGCAATCTCTTTATCAGATTCAAGACCAGTATTCCACAACTGTGAGTTATGTTCTGAAACTGGGTCTTTCTGATTAAGAGTAGTAAGAGAGTTCTCAATGAACCACTTACCAGTTGGCCCTTGAAATGCGTGTTTCCACAACTTAATCCAAGGTAACTCCTCACCATCTTTTGCAGGCAAGAATCGAATGATTGCTTGTCCAGTACCAGATTTATCTAGTTCTGGTTTCCACAACCTTTCGTCTACATAAGACTTCTTTTCTTGAGGGGCGTTCTCTTCTTGCACAGATGCAAGTAATTTGTCCAAAGTATTGGACTTTCTTAAAGTCGATATTGACATATTTTTCTCCGTATTTTATCGTATGTTATCGTATGTTGAAGTATTTCGCATTATTCATAATATAAGTATATTTATACACCTTTTTAACTTGAAAGTCAAGTCACTCTTAAATATTTCCAACTTATAGGAAATAGTTGTCTAGCTTCATAATGTATTTGATTTGCAATTTGTTGTGTTTCCCATTGTGTATCTTTTGCACACCTTAGATTACACACTCTTGCAAATGCCATCAAAGTTCCAGACCAATACCACTCTGTGTATAAATTTTGTGGTAAAATCATTCTCGCCATCTCTGGTGCAACTCCTGCTTTTAACAGATTATCATATGTCTGTTTAACAAATTGAATTGAACCATCAATGTTGTATTCTATTGTTTCTTCAGATGAACCTTGTTTTTTATCTTCTGCTTTGAGTCTCCACTCTTTAGGAATATAAAACTCTGGTTCATCATCAACGTATCGTCTTGATACTTCATTCCACACCAAACCGACTTGGTGTTTTACTAATTGCCTTGCAACAAATATTGGTGCTTTAACATGAAACTGCATAGATGCATGACCAAAAGGACTCCAATGATTATGTTCTGCAAGATACTTGATTAGTTTAGTATCTTTGATTCCATCTAATTCCTTATGTTCTTTTGCGAAAGAGACTCGAGCAGCGTTAACTACACTCAAGTCTGTTCCCATAACATCTATAACTTTAACTTGCATTTATAAAATTCTTTGCATCATGGTTAGCTTCACTAATTGCATTTCTAGTTAAAAAAGAAACTAACTTTTTACCCTTGTAACATTCCACATGATACTTTATAGGACTACATGGAATAGAAACAGCAGGCATACCCTCTCTTGATACAGTATACCTTGCTTTATACACTTTGGTATTCCTAACCTCTTCCATTAGTGTATCTCCTATTAGGTCTACGAGGTGGATTAGTTGCAAGGTCTTTACACCTCGCAGAGAGTTCTTTATCTCTCTTTACAAGTTCTGCATTATCGTATTCCAATTTACGGATATACGACTTTTGCTCATCTACCTTTGCATGGTAGAAATCTCGCTCTTTCATAACTTCTAGTGCTTCACTCTTCATAATCAGAATACTCCTTAATTAGTTTGATTGTCTTTATTCTATACCATTCTTTATCAAAAGTCAAGACAGAACGGTAATTTTCTATAAGTTTTTTACAGTCTGGCCATAGTATATTTTCTTCTATATCTCTATCCCATTTTTTAGAATATGAAAATAATGATTCCAATATTACTACAGTTTCAGTACTAACTTTTGCACCCAACCATTGTTTTAATAACATTGGGTGTTGACCATCTTTTACATTCAATACATTTTCTATATTACCACCTTTTCTAATAATGTTTACTAAATCTGTTTCAAATGTATATTTTAAACTCTGTTGTCTTTTTTGATATTCAACATAAGTTACATCATCAAAGTTTCCAATCCAACCTTTGGGGTCAGATATAAAATTAGAGATGAAAAATTGTTTGGTATCATCTTTATATTTTCTACCAACTCTACCAAAAAAAGACCTATCACTCCTTTTCAAGAATGAATCTAGGGTAACACTAGTTTTACCGTGATATTTGTTGAAATCATAATCACTATTGAAGTGTGATTTTAATGCAATATAGATTTTGTAAGCGTCAAAAGCATCCATGTTCATCATATAGGTAATGTTGCTACTTTAGGTAAGAAGTTTAATTCCCTCGCATTAACCTCTAATTTTTCTTTTAAAGATTTTGTAATCAAGGGTTTTACTTGCTCTGGTTCTACAGAGTTCTTTTCACAATAATCCAACAATGCATCAAGATAAGTAGATTCACTATCATTTGCAAGTTTTTCTATTCTCATAGAAAACTTAGTTGGGGTCATTAATTTATTCGTGTTCACCACCGACATCATTTTTATCCAATTCTATTCGTTTACCATTATACCACATAAATCTACTACGACTTGGTGTGTGGTATCCATTAGTTCCTTTTTCCATTCTTAAAAAAAAAGATGGTTTTCTTTTTGCAGTTTCAAATGTTGCAACTGTTATAACTATTGCAGCCAATAAAAATATATGGGCGATTGCAGTAATACCAAACATCCACATACTACCAAAAAACATAGAAAACGCAATACACCACATCCATGCTAATACTTGAAGCACCATATGTCTGGTGTTTGTGTCTGGAATATGTCGTAATGGATTTCTTTCATTATCCATGACTCCATTCCATGCATCATATATAAATTCTCTCATAATATTCCTCTAGTTAATTTAGTGGTGATGTTTCTGTTTCCAAGTACACCACCGAAACTCAGTACGATTAAGCTGCTTGAGCGTAATCTACATATGCATTGTTATCGTTTGCATTTACGAGTTTTGACCTATTACGCAGTCAACCGATAATTCTACTCTCATCTCTACATATTAGTCGAACCTATTTCACCCCCATCATAAGCACACGATAACTGTGCTTCCATGTGTTTATGGTGGAGGTGGAGGGTATCGCACCCTCGTCCTAATCATGCGTTGAATCGTATCAACGAATTATGTTCTATTTATATCAGATTATGATACAGAAGTCAAGTCAACTTTTACTTTTTCTCTATTTAAAATATGCTCTTCTTCTATTTCATCTTTTGATTGACCATGATAACGTACTGCATGGTGATTATCAACAAGAATTTGATTGATGTTATATTCCCCACCAAACCAAATCTCACCTAATATTCTACCAAACTTACCTTTACCATCTTTGAATGTTTTCAAAGTAAGGTCACCAGCATTTGTCCATTTAACTAAGAAGTCCTTAGCTGCATTACCATATACTTTTTCAACTTTGTCAGAAGTTCTTGATTCTGGAGTGTCGATACCGTACAATCTAATTCTTTGTTTACGCATCCATACACCAAAACCCAAGTCAATGTCAACATCAATTGTATCTCCGTCAACTACTTTGACAAGTTTACACTTATACTCATACACCCTTTTTTTCCTCGTTCATTTGTTGCTCTATCGGTTTCAAAAGTTCTTCCATATCTTCTTTTGGTACACATGATATTTTTTGAGGTGGTATTCTACCCTCATATTGTTGTATCGCTTTTGCAAATAAACCAAATTGATTTGCAACAACATAATTCAAGCAGTCCTCTTGTTTATCAAATGTAGTATAGGGTATCCATAATGGTGTTGTGCCGTCAGGCTGAAACAACATCACTACTACTACGAACCATTTCATTTTCTTTTTCCCAATCTGTGGTGAAATCATCAATTGCTTCTACTAACTTAGGGATATACTCTCCTTTGTCTTTGATAAACTCTTGAACAACTCCATCTTCTGTTACAACCAGAATTACAATTTGTGGAATTGCAACACCAGTTCGTTCTTCAAACATCTCTGAATATGCAGATGCTTGAATATAGTAGGATTCGTTCCAATCATCATTTCGTTCTTTTGTAGAAGTCTTGAAGTCAATGATGGAAGCGACTCCGTTATACTTTGCAATACAATCTACTCGACCTGCTACTTTATATTTGTGCGAAAATAAAGAACACTCTTGAGCAAGAATATTGTTAACACTTTTATCTAGATAAGGTTTCATCTGACCAAATAAAGTGTAAGGTAAGAAATTCTTTTTATGTTCGTTGAATTGGTCTGGATATTCACTATTCATATTATTTAGATAATCTTCACAAATTTTATGCACTTTAGTACCACGATTTGCGGCAGTTCGTGCAATGTAATTTGCAACATCTTCACCAACTCTTTTTCTCCATTCAGATATACCGACCATCTTTTTCTTCTGTAGAACAGTAGTAATAGATGGATAAAGTTTACCCTCTGGAGTTTCATAAAACCTTTTACGGTTAATATTTTTAGTCTTCAATTCTGGTATTTCAATTGGTAGTCCATTATGTATAAATGTCATCATATATCCTTTAGTTTTGTAAGTAAACCCCTGCTATTTTAAGAGCTTCAAGTTCTGTTTCTTCAACTCTTCTTAACCAACCTCTCCCAAAGGTAGAAAAGGTTTTCAATCTCTTGTAGTAATTTCTGCGTCTTTCTGAATAGTCTACAATCAAATCTTCTTCACCTCGCATTGCAATCCATTCATCTACTTGTCTAAGAGTATTAGGGCCAATGGCACCATCACTAACAGCGCCGACACACTTCTGTAGAAACCTTGCTCCTCGCCCAGTACCAGCGTTAACACCCATATCGAAAACACACAAATCCACACCATTAGGTAACGAATCGCATTTGCATCTGTCCCAATAATTCTGTTTATAAATCGGTGCAACATCACTTATCCTCAAATCTTTCATGTCTTTCTGAAAAAGGTCTTGTTCTATACACCAATTTTCATAAACTCTTTTAGTTACGCCCTTGTTAGTTTCACCGCCTGGGTCTTTTGGATGATTTACATAACCGCCTTCATGATGTAGAATCAATCCTAAACAATGTTCATAATTCTCTTTCATTTACCTTGTCCTCTATATTTTTTAAAATTTCTACGTTTCTCTTTATTCATTGTAGAAGTTATAGGTGTTCTTCCTATGGAAGTACCTTTCTTGACTGGCTCGTGAGTTGATTGTGTCTTAAATACTTTAGGCATTAAGTTTCTATTCCTTTTTTAGTTTTTGCAATCAGATAACTACGAACTAAACCAGAACGAACAATATCACCAATATTAAATTCTATTGCAGAAATTTCTTCCATCTCTGTTAAAATATCCATAAAATGTGCCATACCATCTTTATCTGCATTTTTACTTAAATCTGTCTGGAAAAAATCTCCAGAAAATATAATCTTTGCATCTTGACCTACACGAGTCATAATCGTATCTAATTCATGAAAGTTCAAGTTCTGACATTCATCAACTATGATAATACAATTATCTAATGTTATACCACGAAGATACGAAGTTGTCAAGAACATCACAGAACCTTGTGCTTTCAATCTATCGTATAACATACTAAATGCTTGGTCAGTTGGTTGTTCAAACATAAACTGAACCATATTTTGATAGGGTACTTGATACAATGCAGTTTTATCTTCTTCATCACCAGGCAAGAAACCAATCTCTCTTGTAGGTACTGCACTTCTTACAATGTACACAGTATCGTATGGACTCTCTGTATCTAACACATTTTGTAGTGCAAGATATAAAGAAATAAAAGTCTTACCAGTTCCAGCTGCACCATGTAAGAAAAGATTCTTATCTTTCTTATATTCTTCAAATACAACTTTTTGATTGTCAGTAATAGGTTTAACCTTTACTAAGTCATCATATTTTAAATCTTGTTTTTTTGCCATCACAAAACCCCATGTTTTTTCAAGACTTGTCGAGTCTTCAATTCTTTAGTAGTTTTCTTATTATATTTATTGCCCAATGGAGTGTTGGGGTGTGCTTCTGCAATCCTTGATAAATTCTCTTTCCAACCAGAATCAGTCTTAATTCTATCACCAGTTCCAGATGCAGACATAGCAAATAAAGATGGAAGTTGTACAATGTCTGGGTTTTGTTCTAAGAACAAATCTTTACCACCCATTGTAAAAAACTCTTCCCACTCTTCACCAGTTTTATTATTTTTAAAATTATATGTCGGCATCAAGTTTCTCTTTCTGTAGTTTAGTTAATTCTTCTTGAAGTCTAACTACTGTCATTTGGAGTGCATGAATTTCCCCTTGCATATCTGCAACGGTTCTTTTCCATGTTTCTTCTCTAGTTTCTTCTATCGTCATGCTACTCTTTCTATAAGAATCTTCTTGTCTAAGTTTCCAAAGCATCCAATCATAGTATCTTTCTGGCTCTGGGTCTTGAACCACTCTGGAATAGGTCTGTTCTTCCATGTTGCGAATCTCCTCTTTGCAACTTTGTAGAGATTACGATACGCTTGAACTGTATCACCCTCAACTAAACACTCTGGGAATTCTTTCATAGCTTGTGGAACTGGAGTGTTACCCATCACACTAGATGGCATATTCTTAGGTGGTTCTCTTAACAACCACCAGTTTTCTTTTGCACCATGTTCTTTCCCATACCTATATGTATATTCGTCACAAATCAACTTATAATAAGTAAACATTAACATATAGTTTTCTCGACACATTCGTACCCATATGTTAGTTGGGTGATTCACATGACCAGCAAGATATAAACCTTTATTCATCTTTCTATCTGCAAGTTTCCACCGTTTAATCTTATGACCTCTTGCAGTTTTATCATAGAACAATTCACCATCAAGAACCCTATGTGCAGTACTCAACATCTGTTTGTACTCTGTAGGCATCTTAACAATGTGTTTATCACAATGATACTCAATTGACTTAAAAGGGTCTTCATCTAAGTAAAAGAAATTCATCGGCTGTACTTTTCCAAAAGATATTCAGAAACAGTAACACCTTTCTTTTCAGCACGCTTGGTGATATATCCTTTACGTCCATCACTCAATTTTTTGTAGTCTTTTACTACATCTTTTGAATATTTTAAGTTCATTACTTCTCCCATCTGTAAAATATGTGGTCTGCAATCTCTACCGTTTTAGTTTTAGATTTTCTCCACGCTGGATAAACATAGTCAGCATGGTAGTGGGTTGCACCCTCTGTAAAATCTACTATTTGAATATCATCATACACTAAAACTAGTGCTAAGTCAAGTAACCTTTTATAAGTTGTTGGTTCTTTTGGGTCATCACTTTTACCATCACAGAACCAACTAAATTGACAACGATTCTTTATAGGATAGAAAGTTCCATTTTTCTTCCAAGACTCCCTCGTAGGCCCTTGTTCTACCACCCCACAGACCGTGTTAGGATATCTACTATCTTTTACACGATTCATAACCACTAAACTTACTGCAAGTTGTCCAGCAAGACCTTGATTCCTTGCTTCATAATACATATTCTTTGCAAGACAAGTTGCTTCAGTATGTCTGAATTTATCTACTTCAACTTTATCAACTGATGTAGTTGCAACTAAAAATGATAATACTACTTCCTTTATCATTTTACTGTCCACATTGAACCAAATGCATCAAGGTATTCTGCATTTGAAGTTTGAAGTGTTATATAATCACCAAAGTGAAAATCAAATGTTTTCAATAGATGTATATAATCACCTTGTGTCATTTCATCAAGTATAGTATGATAATTCATACCTAATTGTTGTGCAAGATTTTTTGCATCACCAAGTAGTGAAAAGGCATTACCCTTTTCACCATCTATATTGATAACAATCTTATCAGTAGGTGTTTTTTCTATCATACTGATTCTCCATCTAAAGTTTCAAAACCCATTCGAGCAACTACATACTTTTCAGTACCTAGTAACATCTGGTCACCAACTGAAGTAGACCTTAGACCCATACCACTAGATATGTCACCGACAACTGTAACATTTGGATTTGCATCATTACCAATCTTTAATGACCAACTACCATGAATGTTATTTGTCCACTTGTAAGCATACTCTAACTTATCAATAACTGACTCTGCATCATTAGGTATTTCTACAAAAGCAACTGTAGATGGTTTACCCTCAAACGCTGTATGAATAACTGCAACTTGTTCCATTTCTCTCTCCATTACCAAATTTTAGTTCCATTTTCAGCAGACTTTTGCATTTCAAAAATCTCTGCCTGTTCTATCATGAATTGGTCTTGCATCTCTGCATCAACCATACCCACGAAACTCTTAGTCAAGTGTTTCCACTTACTCACAAGAAGATTTGCAGCCTTGTGCTTTTCTTCATCTGAAAGTCGTGCAAGTGACTCTACGAATTGTTCTGCTGTGATTTTCATAATATACCTCTCTTTTTTGATTCTATTAATACTACCATGTTTTGATAACAAAGTCAAGTCGTTTCTATCATGCAACCGAAAGTATTTTTCACTACAAAAGTAGTATCTGTACCCTCTGCCATTTCATTTAGAACCATTTTTTCTTCCTCTGCATTACCCAAACATTGATGCAAAGAAACAATCTCTGGCTGTTTCTCTGATTCACACTTTACAATTGCCCAACCGTCTATCGGATTTCCTACATTGTCAAACATTATATCACTCCATTTTCCCAAACATCATCTGCAAGTTTCTTTTCCATTCGGTATGCTTCCTTTTCCCAAGGTAAGTCCCAATAGTTAGTATCTTCTGATATCATCTTAGACTTCCATCTAGCTCTACCTTTTACGATACCATCATTCATTTCATTTCTTGCATACTGTTTTACATGAACCATTTCATGACATAGTGCTTGCACCAAATCCTTAATACCAATAGACTTATCAAGTTCTATCTCAAATTTTCTATTAGTATCTTGCATCATACAAAATCCAATTGCATCACTCTTGATAGTCACAAGATTAACTTGGATATCAAGAGTTCTGAATCTAGGAAGAAGTTTTTTAATCATGTGAGCAACAACCTTATGACAGATTTCTCTCTTTGTGGCGTTACTACCATTTACTTCAACAAAGTTCATATTTTATGCAGCCTCTTTTGTGGGTTGTAACATTGAAAAGGGAACAGTATAAAGAGCAGTTCCACCAGAGATTGGATTAACTACCATTTCAACAATCGCTTTAGTCTTATTGATTTTAGTAACTGTTCCAAGTCTCTTTTTTGTTTTTTGGACAATGTAAACTTTGTCACCAACATTGATACCAGACTTTGCTTTCATTACTTTGATATCTTGTATCATACTTTGAACTTGTGTAAGTTCTGAAATTGTAAGACCCATTAAGTCTTTTGTGATTTTTTCTACTGTCATAATTAACCTCTCATTTCTACAGCATTGTTCCAAAGATTTTTCGCACCATCATAGTGGTCAAATCCATTCTCATCAGCGAAATCCATTCCACTACAAAACATCACTTCACCGAAAATCTTTTTAGTATCTAAAATATATGCAAGCATCTTAGGAGTCTTTGCAAACCCAACTTTGTTACCAGCACCGATAAAAACACCGATACCACCGTCCATTGCATCAATAAAAACTGTTTCGTTATTTGTCATGATTTCTCTCTTTCTCTTGATTATGTATATACTATATCGTGTTTTTAGAACAAAGTCAAGTACTATTTTAAGTCGTTGATTTTATTGAATTTTTTAGGGGGGTTAAAAGTAAAATAGGGGGGTTGAAACCCCCCTATTTCTCACGATTCGCAAGGTTTATTGTAACTGACCATTTTTGTTCATTACATAAACTCCTCGAATCATGAAGGCAATACTCGTTAGAGATAAAAGGGCGAGAGTTGAGAGAGAGGAATTTGGCCCATCTAACCCAGAAGCAAGCATTGCAATTATCATACCGATACCAAAACTAATCATAATATAGAACTCCGAATCAATTTCATTTCACTATAATAGTTATACCATAGTTATTTTACAGAGTCAAGTCTCACATAGTCTGAATTCCAACCAAATGCTGTTTTGACAACTTCATGGGAAAGACCTTTGATTTTTTGATGCAGTTTTTTATCTTTTGCATAGACAAGAATTTCTGCTTCATCTTCATGTAAACCCTCTAACATTTGGATATACATATTTTCTTTTTGAGCTCTAGGTGTAACATTATCTGCACCTTTAATAAAATGATACAAACGTCTTGCTTCTTGAGAAAGCAACGTATGTTCAGTACCCTCTGGAACATCATTAGGTTTATAAGGAACTGCACCCTCTGGTAATGCCCATACAATTCTTGGGTCAAAAGATGATTTGATAATCATTCTTAGTGCTTCAGAATCATTCTCTTTTAGAATATTAATCTTCTGCGATTTAGTTTTTGCTTTATGCACTTTATCTAACACCTCTGATAATAGTGGTGTATATGTTTTTACTGCCATTAGAAATCTCCTATGTTTTCCATTAAGGTCTTTAGTTTATTCTTTATAAAATAATTTAGTAAATGTTTACGACTACCCTCTGGAGCGTCCAAGAAAGTTTGTGTACATTTTTCTTTAATGTCATCTGGAATATAGGATAAATCTATTAAAGTTCTATTTCTTTGATAGTTTCTCATCATCTCTTCATTACAGTAATCACTTGGCTCCAAATCAATCCATGCATCAAGTTTTCTTTTAGTCATGGGTTTTTGTCTTAACTCATCTACAAAAGTATTATCAGGCGACAAAAAGTTTGGTACTCCATCACTTCTATCACCCTTTAAGATATGTTCTTTAATATATGTAGTAGGGTCTACACCGTTTACATATTTCTTTTGTATAGGACTATATTGTGTTACAAAATTATATTTTTGTAATTGGATAAAATCCTTATCACTAGATAAGATTAATACCTTTTCATAGTTCTTAGGTTCTTTTGCAACATGAAATACCACAGATGCAATAATATCATCTGCTTCTGCATTTTCTACTTGCAAAACTTTGTATGGGAAATATTCAGTAAGTTCATCTCGAATTGTATGAAGAGTTTCAAATATTTGATTCCAATCAAGACTAGATTTCTTTCTATCTTTTCTTCTTGAAAACTTATAATTTGGAAAGTATTCTCTTCTCCAATTACCTTTGTTATCATAACATAACACAAGTTCTCCAAACTCACCTTGGAATTTAGAGCGATAACTTCTTAGAGAATTAAGAACCATATGTCTTACAAAGTCTGGTTCTATATTTTTTTTACCACCGAGCTGCACCATCAAACTTGATAGTGTAACTTGATTCATATCAACTAGTATCATCTTCCTTATCACTTACCATATCTGCTAACAAATTCAAATCAACTTTAGTGGTAATGGTGTTCTCTTTATCTTCAGTAACCGTTTTCACAACGATATCCATAAATGGTTGTATGGGGTGTCTGAAACCAATATCTCTATACAAAATACCTCTAACGACTTCATTAAGAAAACTGATATCTCCAATGAATCTTTCATTCTTGATATCTATACCATTCTCACCACAGTTGTGAATTAATCCAATCATCAAACCCTCTGCAAGATTATCTGCAAAATCTAAATCTTGTTGAGTTTCAGTTGGATTAATATTAACAACTTTAGGTATCCTTTTACCTTTAAATTTAGTTGGAAATTTTATGATATTATTTTCCATTAATATCCTAACTCCTGCTTTCGTTTTTGTAGTTTTCTTTCCCACCTTTTTTTACCAGCTGCTTTTTGTCTTCTTTTCTTTTCACCTCTGGTTCGGTGGGAAGTTCTTTCACGCAGTTCTTGAAACAAACCTTCTTTCATAAGTTTCTTTTTAAGGACTCTGATAGCACCATTTATATCAGATGTCATGTTACCATCTTTGTCCTTAACTTGGCGAACTGTAACAGTCATTCCATAGTCTTTTTTATATTTATCTTTCTTTTTAAAGTAACTCATAGGCTCCCTTATGATAGTTTTTCTGCATCAATGATTTTATCAAGTTTCTTGATTTCATCAACTTTAGTCTGATTGACAGTTTCATCAAGTTCCTTGAACGCTTCATTACTTTTGATTTTAGACATTAACATTTTGTCTTTCTTCAACCTATTTAATAGGATTTTCTGAGCGTTTTCATCAGAGTATTCTAACAACACATATACACGATATTGTGTACCATTAGATACTACTTTAGATTCTTGGACATTATATCCAGCAACATCAACATCAGAAATGATATTCTTTGTTGCAGTTTGAATCTCATTCATAACAGAAGCGTCTGCATCAGTAGAACCTACCTTAGTAATAAAACTCTTCGTAATAGAATTAACTCTACCATTAATTCTGTCAGCAAGAGTTGTTTTTGCAGACAAGATTGCAATATCATTTGATAGTTGCAAGTCTGGTGTATTTGCAGTACCTACTGCATAGATAGCATCATCTTTGACAGGCATCTTAGTATACCAACTAGGTACTTGTTCTACTTGTTGTTTTACTTTTGCAGATTGGTGTTCATACAATTTCTTAACAACACCAATTGGTGGTTTAACAACCACATTAGCTGTGTTTGCACTTACAAAAGGATTTGATGCACTACAGGCACTTAACAGTACACCTAGAGATGCAACGGTAGTCATTTGTTTAATCATTATCTAACCTCTTTCAATTTATTAACGATTGTGTCACGAATACCACTATCAACAAAAACGTCTTTAGTGGTTGCTAATATATTGGGGTGATATGTGACTAGTATTACCCCAACAATAATTCCAAATATAAACTTCATCATCTAATAACAATCTGTTCCGCCAGTTGTCCAATTCGCATAACAACTGCCTGGTTCATGAACCTTATAAGATACAGACGTATTACCAATCTTTACATTATTTGTAATTCCATACCCAAACACAGTTCCCACAGGCGCATTTTTATATATGGTCTGATTTATCTTATGATTAATCAATGTACCAACAATAGTACTCACAATACTTGGTTGTGGTTTATGATATGTAGGTTCTGAATAAACTACCCTTTCAGTAACTACTGGCGTAGAATCTCTATAGATATACACAGGCTTCTCAATCTCTTTATAGATTACTTTAGGTTTAGTTTCACAATCATAATCAGTAGTTGACGATACTATCTCACCACTTTTCTGAGTCACAACTTTTTGATACTTACAATCTTGTGCAAATGCACTTGTGGTCATAAGTATCGCAGTTGTAGTTAATAACAAAGTTTTCATATTCATAATACTACACCATTTCTTTTGCATTGTCAAGTATATCGGTAGCAACACAGTATGCATTGAAATCGAATCCACCAATATGCCACTCGTACTCTTCAGTAGGTACATATCCATCTTTCCAATTGTAGATGGTAAAGGTAGTATTGTTTTCATCTTCAGCATTAACACTCCATTGTGCATTGACCTTTTCATAAGGACTTGCATCTGTCATGGTTGGTTCTCCAAAGACCTCTACTAACTTGTCGTAGGTGGTAGTAACCTTACCTTGTAAACTAGTTCCAACGGTTTTGATTGTATCACAAGCAACAAATTTATACATACTTACAATCTCCTTTTCCAATACCGACTAACAATTCAAAGAACAAGTCTTCCCAATCGTCTTTCTTTTCTTTGACGTAATCAAATGCATAAACATTTTCTTTCGCCCATTTGATTGCCTCTTTGGCAGTATCAAATTCACCAGTTTTACCCATCTTATTAGTCTGAGTATAAACAAAGTATTTCACAGTTTTAGTAGTCATTTTGACCTCTCTTTCTCATTATTACAGAATCATCTTACCATGTTTTTACAACAAAGTCAAGGCTAATCGCCCAAATCTTCAAACTTTTTTTCAACTAAATTTCCAACCAAACTGTCAATCACACTATTACCCTCAAGACCAGCTTTATCAAGTGCATCTTGAAATTCATCAACTGTCATTGACCCTACCTCTTCACAAAGGTTTTCTTTAATTGTATCATTTTGTAAATTACTCATAACATCTCCTATCCGTAATGCATATCTGCATAGTCAATGCATTTATCCATAACATCTTCATAGAACAACTCTGAATTTTCTTCTTGAAGTTCTACTAACTGTTCATCATTAAGTTCTTTTCCAGATGAAACGAACTTTGCAGAATCTATATAAGCATCAACAAAGTCTGGATAGTCTTTCATATCAATACCATCAACTTCAACATCTGTAACTTCTAAATTATTTAATTTATATTTCATATTATCTCCTATTAACTAAAGTGGTCGCCAGTTTCAATCGCAAAGATTTCGTCCTTTGCAATATCAGCACCCATATTTCCAAACTTTGTTTTGATGTCTGTAATCAAATCTTCTTTTGTTTTGATATTTGCATCAGCAACAAAATTACCATCTTCGTCAAAAAAGTCCCAAACGGTTTCTTGAACGTCCATCACAAAATTCTTAACTTTTCCCATAATTTTCTCTCTTTCTCTTGATTATGTATATACTATAACTTGTTTTTATAACAAAGTCAAGGCAATAAAAAACCCTTGTAAATCAAGGACTTACAAGGGTCATTTGTTCTAGTTTTATTTGTTTTTGTGTGAATCGGTGCGAATCACCGAATCACTCTCTTAAAACTGGTGTTGATATACTTGCTGGCAAAGGTTTTGTTTTTTCAACAAATGGTAGTAGTGGTAATAGAACCAAAAAGTGAAAGAAGTAATATGCAGTTGCAATTCTACTTAAAATAACATATAACCCCTCAGCTGGCATTGCACCAAGATATCCTAATGCAATACAATCTGCAAACAATATCCAAAAGAATATTTTATACATTGGTCTAAATTGTGAAGACCTAATTGGTTGTCTGTCTAACCAAGGTAAAATGAATAGTACCATGATTGAACCAAACATAAACAACACCCCACCAAGTTTGTCTGGTATTGCTCTAAGTATTGCATAGAACGGTAAGAAGTACCACTCTGGAACAATGTGAGGTGGTGTAACCATTGGATTTGCTGGAATGTAATTATCTGGGTGTCCCATAAAATTAGGAAAGAAAAATACTGCAGCGGCAAAGAAAGTTAAGAATATACTTAATCCAAATAAATCTTTTATCGTATAATATGGATGAAATGGAATAGTATCTTGTTTACCGCTGGTATCAATTCCTATAGGATTGTTACTACCAAATCTGTGTAGTGCAACCAAGTGTAGAATAACAACTCCAACTATTACAAAAGGCATCAAAAAGTGTAGACTAAAGAATCTATTCAGTAGTGCATTATCTACACTAAATCCACCCCATAACCAAGTAACAAATTGTTCTCCAACTAATGGTATTGCACTAAACAAATTAGTAATAACGGTTGCACCCCAAAAACTCATTTGACCCCAAGGTAAAACGTAACCCATAAATGCAGTTGCCATCATCAGTAGTAATATCAATACTCCAAGTATCCAAAGTAATTCCCTTGGTGCTTTATATGAACCATAATATAGTCCACGAAATATGTGAATATAAACTACTATGAAAAAGAAACTTGCACCGTTCATATGAATATAACGTATTAACCACCCATGATTAACATCTCGCATGATTCTTTCTACAGAATCAAATGCATAATCAATATGAGGTGTGTAATGCATACTAAGGACTATTCCAGTTACAATCATTATAACTAGAGTAATACCAGCCAACGAACCAAAGTTCCAAAAATAATTTAGGTTCTTTGGTGTTGGATATTCGTTGAGTTCATGATTCATGAAAGAGAATATACCAAGTCTATGGTCTATCCAATTCACGACTGGATTTTTGAATTTTTTCATCTTACTGGATTTCAGACAACCACTTCTTTAACTTCTTTTTACTTTTACCAAAAACTTTTGTTTTTGATATTTGCTTAATATTAGACAAGTCATCACCAACAATAACTAATCCTATCATACCCATAGATTTATGGGGTGTACATTGATATAAGTAGATTCCCTCTCTTTCAAATGTATAGGAATACTCTTTATTCATTTTACTTTTTGGTAACTTCTTAATTCCGTCTGGTGCAGAAATAAAATGCACATTATGTCCTTTAGATGCAGGCAACCATGTAATTGTATCTCCAACAGCAACTTCTGCTATTTCTTTTGAATATACCATCTTGTTACCGCTTCCGTCTTTATTCAACATATCAATAGTAACATCAGCTGCATTTGCAGAGAATGTTACCATAACAAATAGTAGTGTAAATAATCTAATCATAATTTTCCCTTTCATATTATCCACCGTGTCCATAAGTATCATAATCCCATTCTGATTTGGATTGTTTACTTACAAATTCATTTTCTTCTTCAGTATAAGGCCACATTATTTATTCTCCAACTCGACTAACATTTTGTCATACATTTCATTAGTTAAATCATTCATTTTATCTAAATTAAATGACATCTCTTTTACATCTGAAACTGACCTAATTGCTGGTAAGTGACTCATTATTTGTTTATTTGCATGAAGTTGTTTACCTCTTTGCAATTCTATTAATACTCTTTGAAACCATTTACTAACGGTTTCACAAATTCTGCAAGTCTCGACATAGACTGCTTCTGCGACAGACATTTATTTCTCCTATTTTTGAAAATGTAGTTTGATACTACAATTATATTTATATAAGATATTATGTTTTGATTTGGAAAACTATTGTTTCCTTTTTGGAATTAATCATCTTGTAAGTTTTTCCCAAGTACTTTTTGTTCTTCTTTTAGTTTTAGGTTGTGGTGCAAAAGACTGTTTAGCTCTTTCTGCTTCTTCTTTCATTCTTTTTGTTGCTTTCGCTTTATCATCATTTACTTGAAATCTAGATTTTTCACGCATAGAAAGTTGTGCATTAAAATGATTTTTAACTTCCTCTGCATTATCTGTAAATTGTAACAAAGTCTTTATAGCAATATATGCATCACCTTTAAACATTAGTCTACCATCACGATATACTGTTCCAGTTCCGTCATCTATTAATATACTACAATTTTTATGTTTAAACTTCATCTTTGTGCAGTCCGATAAAATATTCTGCATCAACTAAAACCAATGGTTTGTGATTATTTCTTTTCACAACTACAATTGGTTCATAGTCTTTGCAATTTTCGACTGCTTGAGAATAGGATTCCCAGATGTTAACTTTTTCTTGATTCTTACATTCAATTGAGTAGGGAAACTTCTCTCTTGCAGCCCTTGCCATAATTAAATCTTCACCACCAGCACCCATAGACCTACTTTCTACGTCTTCTGGGTGTACTTTGAGTTCTTCTATTAATTGGTCACGAACCCATTGTTGTAATCTTCTACCTTTAGCTTTTGCTGACTGAGTTTTCATTTTCACATTTTTCACATCTACACCTAGTGCAAACCTCTATTGCTTCACCAGCACCTTGTAAGTCTTTCTTGAATATCATACCACAATGTGACTCATGACCACAATTTTTACAACTAGTCATTCGCAACACTCACATTGACAACCAGTACATACATCATTTACACAACATTCACAATCTTGACCACAATGACAATTACAACCACATTTTATACATTTACAACTAGTCATAGTCTTCTCCAAATTCTTCGTCTATATAATCCTCATCATTATTTATCTCTCCCCCACAGAAGACACAATGTTTTGCAACGTAATGAGAATCAGACATACCATAACGAACTGTGAATTCTACATCACATTCGTTACAGTACAATATTTTTTTTGCCATTAGATTTCGCAACCCCCAGCGGCAGAACAAGCAAGTTCTTGAGAACCAATAGTCATATCAGTTTTCTCATATTCACCTAACATTGACCAATCAACATTCTTAGGCATTTTATTTAGTAGTTCTTTATACTGATTATTATCACAGTCTTGATACGGTGCTTGTTTATATGAGTGTTCACTAAATGGTAAGAATGATACACCAGACATCCAATCAAAGTTTTCGTATACCCATGCACCAACTTCTAACCACTCATGTTCTTTTACAGAAATAGTTACAGATGGTTTATGTTCACACCAATGCTTCTGATATGTCAACCACAACTCTAATTGTTCGATTGCGTTCATGTCTGTTCTGAAAACAGAGTGTTTATCAACTTTCATAGGAAATGAAAATACAGCAGTATGACTTGGATTCATTACATCATCTTCAACTGGAAATCCAGCATCAGTCATCATCTTTGTCAATGGGTCTTTCTTATCACCACGAACAGTACGAATATAGTATGGATTATGTCTTGCATGAATACCAGAGGCTGCATCTGTAAGTTGTGATACAGTACCAGATGGTTTTACACAAGTGATTGCGACAGACCTTGGAATACCAAGTTTCTTTGCCCACTTCTTATTCGTTTCTACTGCAACTTCTTTTAGTTCTTCTAACAGACTTTCTAACCCCTTTTCCTTACCGTTTGTAAGTGGGTTATCCATAATACCAGTAAGTGATACACCAAGTAGTCTTTCTTCTGAACAATTCTTTTTCCATACATTTGATACATACTTGAAGTTTGTGAGTGTAGATTGGAAAGTACCAAGAATAGTTGCAATCCTAACTTTTTCTTTAAGAGTTTCTTTTGTATCAGATGTTCTAATAACTGCCTCTGAAAGATTACAAAATTCTCTATCTCGTAAGATTATCTCAGAACAAGGATTCGTACCAAACTCATGACCATCAATAGTTCTACGACCATTCTTCGCAGCCATCTTATTTGCAGACTCACGATTGAAGATACCTCTTTCTCCAGACTTAGAATCATAAAGAGATTTCCACTCATCCATGAAGATACCAATATCTGGTTTTTCAGAATAACACGCAGAATTATTTGCAAGTGCTCGTTGTGCATTTTGTTCCCACCATGAACCAGATTTTGCATGACGCATACGGTCATCTGATAAATTAGACAAACTAATTAAAGCACTTCTACGAACACCACCGACAACAACAATCTCTGCAATCTTACAAACAATGTCATGACATTCTAATGATGTTAGTTTTCGTCCAGCAGAGTTCTTAAATGTAGTAACAGTAAAATTAAATAAACTTTCTAATGGGTCTGGGCCAGATGCACGACCACCAAAAGTTTTTAATGGAGCACCAGCAGGACGTACCTTTGACATATCCCATTTTGGAATCTGACCAATATACAACATACCTACTAATTCTTTAAATGCTTTCGCCCAACCTAATTTACTATCTGCGACTTGAATTACTGTATCTGACAAATAAAATTCTTCTGCAACAACTGGAAGTTTTGCAGTAAATTGTCTTTCTACAGAAAAACCAACACCAGTACCATTCATCAATACATAAAGGATTTCATCAAACGCTGCAACTCTATCTACTGCAACATATGAACAATTATATCCAGCAATATTTTCTTTTTTCAATGCAGGCCCAGCAGTCATCAAACACCTCATTGATGGCATTACTCTTGTATCAAGGATTGCTTCTTCTATTTCATTTCTTGTCTTATCGTCTAATTCATAATTACACATATCTTTTAAATGGTCTTTGAAAAAATCAAAGTATCTTTCGATAGTTTCATTCCAGAACTCTCGCCTACCCTCATCAGGCAACCATCTAGAGTACCTTGATAAGTGTATGAATTGTTGATATTGCGTGGGTAGTTGATTAGACAGATTAGACATTAGTTTTTCTCCAATTAGTAAATTTTAACAAGGCCATATTACCTTGATATGTGTTGTTGTTTATTATTTCTTTTATCTCTTCTTTAGTTCTACCAGACATAATCATTTCATTAATATCTTTCTGTTCAATTCCATCTGGCCATAAAACCATACTATATCCCATTTCAAGAAGATTACTCATACTTTTCAGTACTTGTGAATTTCTTCTATCATTGTCTGGAATGATAGTGTAATCTTTAGTCAATAACTTAAATTTATTAAAACCAAGTACAGCAACACAATTGTCCACAAAGAGTGAATCAATAGGGCCTTCTACTGCGAATTTTGGTTGATTAGATTTAAGTCGGTCTTGACCAAAGATAAGTTGCGTGTCCTCATGGACTTTACTAGTTTGATATTTAAGTTTATCATCTTTTTTGTAAGACCTTCCTTGACACGCTATGAATTTATTCTCACTATTATGCAAAGGTATCAATAACCTTGCAGTATCATTATTTACGTCTAGTTTCTTAGGACACCACTCATTTGACCATTTACTGAACGAATCCGTGTGATACAAGAGGTAATGTTTATCAGATGGTATTTTCCTCTGTAAAACATATTGTCTTGCATAATGATTCAATCCTAATGAGGATACCTTTTTCACTAGTTTAGATTTTAGTGGTGAAGTTCCTTTAAGATAAGGTGCTTGAGTTGTAAACTTCTCATATACCTCTTCTTCTTTATCTTTACCACTATCTAAAAACTTCTCTTTTATATAGTCATCATGCAACTGCGAGTCTAGGTGTTTTAGAAAATTATTTAAGTTTGCACCAGTTCCACAGTTGTGACATTTATATATAAGATTCGAGTCTTTACGAAAGACATAACCTCTGGCTTTCGTTAAATTTGTTTGAGAATCACCACAATATGGACACCTAAAATTCCAGAGGTAATCCCCTTTCCTTTTAAACTGTTGGAGTCGTGATGATGCTAAGAGTAAGTACTTTTGTTCTATATACATGAAAATCAGTATATACGAGTTTTAAGGTAATGTCAAGTCCATATGGGAAGTTTTGTAATAATAAATCCAGCAAAGATAGAACCACCAATAATAATCCAACGCCACTTTTCTAAAATACCAACTCTGTCAGATAATTCCTCACGAATCTTTTGCAATTCGTCTGAAATTCTGCGTTCCATTTCGTTCATATGTTTTGTTGATTTTTCTGCGTTATTGGATATTCTGGAGTGTAGTTCTTGTATATTTTCTCTAAATTCTTTTTCTTGACCGTCTAGGATTTCCTCTTGTCGCATCAATTTTTCCTCATGCACGGCCATAATAGTGTGTAGAGATGATGATACATCAGCAATCTTTTCGATTGCTTTATCTAGTCTGACATGGATTGATTTCATGTCGTGTACTTCTCTTTTCAGAAGTTCAATTTCGGTTTCTATCTCAGCCATTTCTCTACTACTATTTATTCGTTGTCAAGGAATTGACACTCATATTTATTTGTCACACCTATTTGTCATTTTCCAGTCCCAGAAAGATATTTAGGAACATCACTATTTGCATCTCTATGTTTATTCCACGCAACAAACCCACCTATTCTTAACGCCCAATACGCAAGATAGTTTAGAAAATAAAATCCATTCACTTCAATATTGATATCTCTAAATGTCATATCCATCCATTTTTGAGATTTCTTACCGATTGTCTTTCCATTTTTTAATAACAATGTTTCATACTTATATCCATAGTCATGTACAAGTCCACCAATTAGTAATAGTCCAACTGGTGATAAAAACTGTGCTAAAAACTTTGGTACACTTGCACCATCAAACTTAAATCCTTTTGGTATAACATAGTTCTCTCCACAGAGAGAATAGTTAAAGTCTTTCACTACTTCCCAATGTCTTGTACCAAAAAACCATAACATGATTGCACCCCAGAAACCCTTATCTTTTGTTGCAATTCTAATCGGTTTCATATGTGGATAATCTTTGTATTTAAAACTAACTCTATTGTCTATCTTTCTATCAAATAGATTAATAATGAATCCTATAATAACTAAGATAATGAATACGGTCATAGGCCAAAACTGTATTGCCATATTTAAAATAAAATCCATTATTCTTTCTCCTCTTTAGGTTTTACTGCTTTTTCATAATATAATATAATTTGTTTTTGTTTCTCTATATATAGTTTTATCTGTTCCATATTGATAGCAAGAGCTTCAAATGATTTTGGGTCTAGTGCATAAACTACAAACGACCCTTGCATATCTTTAACTCTCTGAATAGTTTCTTCTAGATTCTTTTCAGTTATAACTATAATATCTGCATTTTTTAATTCTAAAGGTTCTGGTCTAGGTACAATATTAATTGTTGGTGTATAGACCTCTGCCTTTGTAACAATTTGTTTCTCTGGTGTCCAAGAGCAACTACTTAGTAGTAGCAGACTCAATAGACTCGAAAAAATTATCGACTTTTTCATTTATTCTCGCCTCACTTGCTTTAGGGTCTTGAAGACTGTTTTTTACTAAATCAGTCTGTGCTAACAAATCTTTAATGACTGTATTTGCCCTTTTCGCTTCTTCTAAACTTTTATTTAAATCATTTGCTAATTGTATTTGTTTCTTTATATTATCTTCCATTGCAGTAATTTTTACTTCAAGACTTTTATTACTTACTTCTAATTGTGCATTGTTTTCGGTTAGTGTTGCAATACGTTGTTGAGTATCATTATAATACCCATATGCACCCCATACTGCACCACCAACTAAACCAAAAACAACGACTAATGCATAAATCCTAATCATACATTACCCCTTTATTTTTTTAGTAATCCATAGAACAAGAGCATAAACTAATAAACCATATAATGTTGCGATACCTATATCTACCAAGTGTTCTCTCATATGGTAGATAAATTCAATACCAGCTTCGACATCACTCATACCGTTACCACCAGTTCCAATGTTTATTGATTTTCCCCCAGCGATATCTCCAGTAGTTTGTTCTATGATTATATTACTCTCGTCCATTATTCAGACTTCCAAATTGTCCAAACCCCCCATGCAATTGCAAGTCCAGCAGCAATCTTTGCAAGTGGTGCCATGAATAGAATCATCAGTCCTAGTGCGATACATACTGCACCGTCCCATGATGTTCTTTCTTTAATTCTTCCTTTAATCCAATTTTTCATGTGTTTCTCCCTTCATATTTCAAAACCTTACTTGTTGTTTTAAAATCTGGTTTTCTCATGATTGTTTTATTGGTGACTTCAAATTCATCACCCTTTGTTTTGATAACAACTGGTAGATTAAGATTACTTGACATATCCTTTAGAACTGCTTCTATATCTGGATTGTTTTTTATATTTCTACCTTTATTACGTTGTATCTTCTTAAAAAACCTTTGTAGTTCTGATACTTTGATAGCAGGAGTATTCCTTGGGTCATTCAGTCTATCTACAAAGTGTTTAGTAAATTCAACATCAATATTATATTTCTTTAATATTCTATCTGCGAATTTTTCCAAATCATTTACATCTCTTTGTGTAAAATCTTCGTTCTTTTGTTTAGTAATTTTTTTCATCTTTTCAATATATGCACGATAGACATCAGCAGCACCTATCTTACCCATCACTCTTGCTCTTTGTTCCATTGCAATCGCAGCTTGTATCTTATGTGCATGGGTTTTACCAGAACCCTCAATCTTTTTAACACTATCCTTTGCATCTTGTACAGTTGCAAATTTTAGACCATGTATTGTTCCCTTTGGATTCTCATCTGTATACAAATCCGAATGTTTATCACTTCCTGCTGGTTGACCTTTTTTTCTTGCAATACGTTTAGTTGTCTTTGCAATAAGATTTAAACGCATAGTTGCGTTTAGGTCTGCCATTGGATACATAAAATTTGTATTCGAATAATCTGGTCTAGTCATATAATCCTACCGTATCTTTTGAAATGTATACTGGTTTACAGTATGCAGTCGCTTTATGTTTATTGGGAACAAGGGATTGATAACTGTAATTACCATATCTTTTTACAACTTGTGATGCAAAATAATTACAGCGATTTATATCATAAAAGTACATAGGATTACCCCTTTGTTCTACATCCCCCAATAGTAACACTAAAAGAAATGCATGAACCATGTTACTTCATGATGACACTTAGTAGTTTTAAGAATTGTGCTTTACTACCGTTGTTGATTGTGTCTTCTAATTTCTTTTTAGTATCTGGTTTAACTTTATCAATAGCTTGAACAAACGCAGATGCAGTAAACAAGTCTACTTTCATCTTACCATCTTTCATTTTGATAGGCATATTTTGTTTGTTCTTTACAATCTTTCTTAGAATATCCACATTACCCTCAAGCAAATATTCATTACCAAATGAATCAAGACTCTCTTTTACTTTTTCTCTAAAAGTATCATCTCGTTTTGCACGAAGCGTTTCGATTCTTTTCATAAATGCTTTTGCTTCTTTAGTACGTCCATCATATAAATTTTTCTTTTTCTTTTTTTCTCTATCAATTTGTTTGTCAACTGATAAATCAACACCACCACCACTAACAGAGTTCGCTGGAGCATCTTCTGATTTAATTCCTAAATTTGGGTCATCATAGAATTTCTTCATAATGTCGTTAAATTTTTTACTCATAGTTCTAAATCCTCTAATCCTACTTCTTTGATATCTTCTGCACTAACAAATATTTTACTCTGTGTTGGTATATGTACAACAGAAAAAATATCTACCCCAAGTACATTATCAGATGGCGACATATCTTCAAAAGTCTGAACTTCATCTCCCTCTAATGCGTCTGGTGTGTCTGCATCTTCTTTATCAAAAGTAATATCTTGAGTTAGTTTATATATACCTTTTGATAACATACCATTTGTCAAAGTTACTTCCTCTGATATAGTATCATCAAGTTCATAGTTATTTTCTTTAAGATACTTCATAAATTCTTGTTCCCACATTTTAGGGTCAACATCTTCTTTAAAAGTATCTTTCAATAGAAACAATGCAGCTGCATAAGTTCCTAACTTTGTTCTAAGGCCAGGAACTTTACCAAATAATTTTTTGATATTAAAAACAAGTTTATGCAGTACAGTATATGCGTTTTTCTCTGCAATCTTGTCTAATGAGGTGGGTCTGTTTGTGCCTGGGATTAAGATACGATTTCCATCTTTATCTATAATACCAAGTTTGTATGCCTCTTGTTTCTCAAAAGGTGTAACAAGTAACTTTATAAATCTATAAGTTACAAATAAATCTATCGCCCTACCCATTATAGTTCCTTTAAAACCTTAGTAATTTTCTCATCATCATTAATTTCTTTTAAATCATTTACTGGTAACATACCCAGATATACAAGAAAAGATTTCAATTGCGGCCAAAACTCTGGTTCAATTTTAAATAATAATAAAGTAGACGCAGCATCTGGGCCAAAAACATTATTGAGTACGATAATATGATTTAGTAATAGTCTTTCTTTCACAATTCCGTCTTGACTATACTTTTTAAGTAATCGTTTAATATACTTAAATCGTTTCATATCATCATAAAACTCTTTTTCACCCTCGCATTGTGGATTGTCATAGTGTTTTAATGCGAATAATAATATATTGTCATTCGTTATTTTTTCAAACATTAAACGATTTGAGCCATCACCTTATGAGTTCCAGTAGGCAGTTTCTCAAATACAAAATTGATACTTCTTCCACTTTCTTTTTCGTCATCAAACTCATCAATTGGTGTGTCTACACTTTTACCAAATGCACCACCATTCATAATCAAAGGTAATGATACCTCACCTTCACTTCCAGTAAATTGTACATCTTCAAAATGAAGACCAATTCTCATTAATTTTTGTCTTAATTCATCTACAGCTTTCTCTGGAACAAGATATTCTTTCATTCCAATAGAACCAACAAATGCATTTAACTTTTCAATAACAGAATCGTCTGATAAATCTTTTAAATGTCCATCATCATCAATAATGTTATTTGTTCTTGGAATTTCAACAAATTCTTTGAAAGATTTTAACATCCGTCATCTCCCACTACATCTTCGTCAAATCCATCATAGTCACCAACATCATCATGTGTATGAGGTAAGTCTCCCCCCTCATGTGAATGGGTTGTACCATCTTCATGAGTATGCTCCTCATTTGGATTTTCAGTAAGAATTTCTTGAAGAACTTCTTGTTTCTCATTTTTAGTTTCTGCGATTTCTTGTACTGGTTGAACTACCATAGGTTTTCCACCAGCTCCATATCTAATTTCCATGTCTTAACTCCTAGTTAACTACAGAACCATTACTTGCAATCACATACCATTTACTGTTTGTGAAGATACAAGTTGCAGATTCACCGATTGCATTAAACTGTAATTGAGCAGAACCAGTTGCAGTCGAACCCCAATTTGTTACAGTCACACGATATGATGAACCAGATGATGGTGCTGTTGTCATAACAAATATTTTGATTTGACCATTTGTACCATCTGCAAGTGTTCCAGTTGCAGTCGTATTAGAACCAGCACCACTTAGATTGATGTTAGTAATTGATGTTGAAGTACTTGGTGCAGTTGAACCAGTTACGGTTTGTGCAGTACCATCTAATGCAATATATGTTGGAATGTTATTAAAAACATTCGCAATACTAATATGTTTATTAACTGGTGTACCACTTGGGTCATCAATCACATGAAGTAAATCTTCTCCAGCGATACCACTTCCTAAATTACTTAATGCAGTAATCTTCTTGTCTGCCATTTATTTTCTCCTATTAACCCTTTTTCTTTTTGGGGATGCTACTGTCGCTATCCACAACGACACCACTATTATTCATTAAGTCTTGCAGAAACAAGTCACATTGTTGAATAGCACCACTAATTGCATGGTGCTGTGCAACAAGATTAGTTTTCTCTGCATCAAGTTTATTTAATTGTTCTTTCACCGTTGACAAATCACTTTCAAGTGTTTGCTTACGAATATTAATTTCAGTTTCAGTCAATTGACCAGCCATTATTTACTCCATTATTTAAAATTATATACTATTATATATTAACTATCTGGGGTTGCAATATCTTCTGCATCACCAGAAATACTTGAAGCGGCAACTAGAGTTTCATAATGAACTCTACCAGCACGACCACCAGTACCTACAGTTTTCTTAACCCAACCAATATGAGCAACTTCTCTACTATCTACATCACCGTCAAGACCTAAACCTTGAGATGCAACAGCAGTACATTGTGTAGCACCAGTTACAATTGTAAAGGTTTGAGCGTTATGACCAGTACCAATATTAATTGCAGTTCCACCAGAGGTAGCAGCAATCTTAAACGTATTGTCAGTTTTATCTCTTACGAATACAGTTTGAGCATCAGTTACGTTAGTCATCAAAGTACCACCACCAACTTGGTTGTAAGTAATTTGGTCTGTATCAGATAAACCATGTCCAGCAAATGTGATAACATTTGAACTAGCGTTTACTGCACTTGTAGGAATAGTCATTTTTGGAACTTCTACTGTTACAGTAGGAACTGCTTGATAGTCAGAACCACCGTCAGTTACAGTTACACCAGTTACTTCACCACCAGAGATGGTTGCTGTACCAGTTGCAGTATCACCAACAAATGTTTGTGCATTGTTACCAGCACCATCAATATCTAGTGCAGTACCAGAATTTGCATTTGAAAGTGAAGATGCAATTTTAAATGCAGTAGTTGAACCAGTATTGATTACAAAAACTGCTGTACTATCTGCAAGGTTAGAACCACCAACAGTCATATTTGTACCACCAGAAGTATATGTTAACTTCGTACCAGTTCTCATATTGTGTCCAGCATCTACAGTAATTGTATCATCAGTAGTTGAAACTTTTGCAGTTGCAATAGTTCTTGTAGTCGGAGCTGCAACAGTAATTGTAGGTGCTTGAACATATCTTGCACCACTTACATTAACTGCAATATCTGTAACATTATCGACACCAGCAAGAGATTCAGCAGATGTAATACCTAAGATATTTGCATCAATATGTGGTGCTGAAGAAGCAAAGTTAATTGGTGGTCTTGTTACTGTACACGCAGAACCACTATTTGTAGATGGCGAAAAGTCTTCAGTAATAGTAAATGCTTTTGTTGATGTACCAGAAAATGACTGTGCGTTATTTCCAGTTCCAGTAATATCAATCTGTGTTCCACCAGCAGTTGCAGATAGTGTAAATGCGTTTGCACTTGATACAGTCTTTACAAAAAAGATTGTATCATCTGTTAAACCAGCAATTGCAGTTCCACCATTTGCTTGGTAAACTACTTCTTGGTTTGCAACAAATCCATGATTTGTTATAGTTACTTGTTCGTTAGATGCATTGACAGCAGATGTTGCAACAACTCTATTAGGTTGGATATCTTTTACCCTTACCTTATCACCGTTGTCATCAATGACAATGTCACCCACTTTAATTTCTGATGTATCAGCACTTGAGTTACCTTGTACAATTGCACTTCCATTTGTGAAAGTATATGTACCAGTTAACGCAGAACCGTCATCCATACTCCATGAGCTCATTAGTTTTCTCCTCGTTATAGTATATACTACTTCTATTTATGTTTATTTGAAACCTAACTGTTTCAATTGTGCAATAGTGTTACTTGGGGATGTATGATGAATCCCAATTCCACCTTTTGCTTTCCATTCATTCACATTTTTAATATAATCGTCTATAAGTAAGTTAGGTTTACCATCATTTGTCATTGCGTACTTTTGTTTATCCTCTCGCAATACTAGATGAATTCTACTTCTTTTTGTCAATTTGGCTTTACTACTTAACCACTTAAACTTACCCTTTCTAGAGTTTGCATCTTTGGTTGAGTACGCAGATAAAATATGTGCATCATATTTATCAATAAATGTCCACATTTTCTTTGCACCAGGCATCCATTCTAAACTTTCCCAAAAATCTTTTTTTGCAGATATCTTAGGCCACTTAGTACCTTTATCTGCTTTTGGAAAAGGAACACCAAGTACACTCTCTGCACCCTTTAAAAAATCACATAATACCATATCCATATCACAATAGATAGTTGGTAACTCATCAACCTCTTCAACTATGTTGGTTGTATACACATCATAAAACGTCTTCACTTTACACTCTATTCCTCTCGTTTTTTACTTTAGGCATTTTAGGTGACATATCAACTGGAGTCATTTCTTTGCCAGTATCCGTCATCTTCTTTGTACCATCCTTCTTACTCTTTGTCAAGTCTTTTTTTTTAGTGTCCTCATCATCACTATGAGTATCTTCACCCCAGACTTTTAAAATAGAATCTCGTAAAGAACCTTTCTTAGTTTCAAGATATCTTTCGTACTCAACTGTAGAAAACTCTTCATTTTTCTTTTTCTTTTTGAAAGGCTCATACTTATCTGGATTAGATTGTTTTCCCTCTGTACCGATTGATTTTGAAATTGCCTTACGTCTTTTGTGTAAGAACTTATCAGAGTCATCAACATCTCCGTCATTGTCAATGTCCTTGTCCTTACGGTCAGCAAACTTCTTTTTAACTGCTTTAGGTTGAACTGCATCAAGACCATCACCATCATCAGACTTGTCGTTCTTGTTAGTTTCAGAATTTAATGCTTCTTCAACATCATATTCTTTACCACCGATAGTAAATGTTTTTTCACCATTCTTTTTTGCCATTTTAGCTGCATAGATAAAGTTATTTTCTTTCTTTGGTTTCTCACCTCTCTCTTTTTTAGAAATTGCAATCGCAGCTTGTTGTGCAGGCGATACTGCTTCTTTCCACATTTCTAAAACAGTATCTTTTAATGATAAGTTACCATCAGTTAGTTTTTCAGTCATTTCACTCTCCTTAAATTCTTCTTTTCTTGTTGGTTCTGGGTCATCAAACATATTTGCATTTTTAACTGTAACTTGAGTAATCTTTACTGGTTTGGGTGCTCTCTTTGCATATGCTTCTGCATCTTTTTTGTCTTTATAGACTGCCATACCAGAAGTATTACCTTTACCAAATTCAACTTTAAAACCTTTTAATGCTTCATCAAGTACATAATCTTCTCTTCTGATTTTACCAAGTTTGTTTATATCTGCTGCTTTATAATTGTGTTTAAGCATAAGTCTTGACATTGCCATCATACTAACAAAAGGTATATCTGCTTTATATAATTGTTCTAAACCATCTTTATTTGAGTCAATTTTATCGAATATTTTCATTAAAGGTGTTGGATTAATCTTTTTACCCTTCATAGGTTCATATGCTTTTTTAAGTTTATTAATCATGTCATCACTAAACTTTGCTTCTTTTACTGCCTTTTCCAAATCTTTTGCTTGTCCAGCATGAGCATCACTTGCACCTTTTAATTTTTTAATAATTTCTTTTACCTTTGGTTCATCTTCTTTATCAAGTGCTTCTTTAATATCATCAATAGATGCACCCATGTCACCAATTGCAAATGTTACTTTTCCATCTCTTCTATATAAGAAACTTTTTACACCAGTTGGGTTTGCACGATTCTTTAATGTGATTTTCTCTGTACCATTTCTCAAAGTATTTTTAGATACCACAAGATAAGTACTAAAATCTTGGTCTTTTCCAATTGATGAACTCTTTTTAATCTGAACAGTTGATTTTGGTTTTAGTTTATCAAAAATCTTATTCAATTTAGGGTCGTTCATTTTAAGTTCATTCATCTCAACTCCTTCTATAATTCCTAAGTCCTTTAACTCCTTTGGTGTTTTTGCAAGTGCGTTCATCTTCTCTAATGTCTTATCAGAAATTTTCTTTTTGATAGGGTGCATTGTTGACTTTGTTCTTCTTGCAATATCTAATGCATCTTTTTTATCAGATGCATATCCTTGGACTTTACCTTGCATATTAATTAGAACATACTTCATATCCATCTCATCAAGTTCAACTTCTTCTCCAAACAAATCAGGCTGTCCACTACGAAATTTCTCTGCTTCTTTAGCACTATTATGTGGTTTACCAATATCCACAAACTTACCTTTGGTCATTTTTTGAATTTGGAATTTACCATCTTTAGTCTTGATAATTTTAATAGTTCCCTCTTTGGATGCTTCATCAAGTACAATCTCTTCACCCATTCTAAGTTGTTTACCAACCATCTTTGATACATTTAACATATCACGGTATGACTTGGAAATCATTGTAACAAACTTTTCTTTATCTCTAGGTTTCTGAATTTTGTCATGAGCTCTGGTAAGTAAAGTTAAAATCTTTGGGTCTACCTTTTGCGACTTACCATCTTCAAACTCAATAGGTTTAGTACCCTTAGAATCTAATGATTGTCTCATCTGCATAATCATATTTTTCATTGCAGACTTCTTATCAGTATCAGATGCTTTAGGTTCGTCTATATCAGCAGGGTCTACTTTTCTACCTCTACCCATAGCTCTCATTGCGTCTGCACGAGCAGATGCTTCTTTGACTACACTTCTAATATCGTCATCTTCAATCTTAAACTGTTTGATTGCTTTATCTTCTGCATCATCTTCGTTTTTTGCATTTACAGTTTTAGAAAAAAGTTTACCCCCCTTGGAGTAGTTTACTTGGAACTTTGCTTCACCAATTTCAACACTCTCACCTAATTTCTTTAATCCAATCTTTTTTGCTAAGTCTTTTGCGTCTGCACCAGTATTATATGCGTTACTTTTAATTCTATCTTTAAACCAGTTAATAATTACTGGTCTTGCATCACCATTTGGATTTTTATTACCAGCAACATAAAGAGAATCAAACAACTCATCATCACCTAGTAATCTATACAGTTGATTAGTTGCATCATCACCTTCTTTACCTAATTTAAATTTTTTGGACATTAACTTTTTAAGTTTATCTACATCACCTTTTTCATCTGCCATTGCCCAAGTGCCTTCTTTAATCTCAAGTTGTTCTTTATACATATTCAACTCAAATGGTTTTGAACCACCTTTGTTGTAAACTTGGATTTGTAGGTTTCCACCTTTACCTTTTAGTCTGTACTTATTCGTTTTACCTTCAGATGGTTTTCTTGGGCCAGTTGCAACTTTTCTATCTATTTCATTTTTGTCAACTGTAATTCCTAATTTCTTTTGTGCGTAATCATATGCGTGTTGCATTGCACCAGAAAAAGTCTTGTGATACAAGTCATATTTTTCATTTTGTTGTTGCACCTCTGCGAGTGCTTGACTCATTGTTTTTGCATATCTAGTCATATTTTTTTCCTTAGTTATCTACTTTTGAACCAGCACGCCATTGAAAACAACTCCAATATCTTGCTTTCCATTTAGGGCCAGGGTTCGTATCACATTGGTGTCTTGCACGAAAATTCTTTCTTGCGCCTGGGTCATCACGATTAATACTCATATTTGGGTCACCAAATCTAACTACAACCACTTTGCCCTTTTCGTTTTTTACATAAACCTTAAACTTTTTATTAGGGTTTTCACTTGTACGAATAGGGTCATTTAATTTGACCTTCTTACCTTGATACTCTGCCTGTTCCACCATGTGGTCATACAAACTCTCTGAAAGTTTTAATAACATTCTTTCGTATGTATTATTTAGGTTTTTCTCCCATTCGTCACCATATCGTTCCATATATGATTGTCTAGTATCATCATCTAAATACCAATCTTCAATTGATTCTTTCTTCGCTTTCTTCTTCTTTTTATATCCACCTGCTTTGATTTTTGCTTGTAAATCTGGGTCTGCTTTACCACCAGTTAACATTGAGTTAACTCTTGCAAATGCCCATTGTTGTGGAGTAGTGCCTGGTCTATGTCCAGTTTTCCATGCAGCCATTCCTCTATCATAACTTTTCTTGAGAATACCATATGGAACACCAGTTTTTTCTGATTTAGTAACAAGTCCAGCAATCTTTTCGTCAAGTTGAAAACTCTCACTTAAATCAGTTCTACCAAATCCAAGTTTAGGATTACCTTTTATCATTGAATCTAGATGCATCTTCATATAAGAATCTACTTCTTTTGCAATACCAATCTCTTCTGCTTTAGTGATTATCTTATCATATAATATTTCTGCTTTCTTTTTTTGTTCTTCACTTGCACCATTTGTATCCATGGCTTCTTTTTCCATCTTATAGAAAACATCTTGCATACGAGTAAGTTCTTCTGCACCATCTTTACTTGCGTGTTTCTTCATTACTTTTTGTGCAGAACCACACATATAGAAAAACTTTGTAGTGTAATCACCTACGGTAATTTCGTGTTCTGGTTGTTCATCAATTTCTTTTTGAACATCTGCAGCAATTTTTTGTAAACTCTTTCTTCTCATAAATTTGGTTTGACCAGCTTTACCTTTTTTTGGTAACATGAGATTAGGAAGTTTTTTATCTTTTTTCAGAGTAGACTTTTCATTTGTTTCATCTGGAGAAGAATATGGGTCAATCTCTTTTGTATGGTCAAAATAATCTTTACCTATATCGTAAGATTCACCTTGAGCTCTTTTAATCTGGTCAGAAGTAGGCGCACCCTTCTCGCCTTTCTTTCTCATCTTTTCACCAGAACCCCTTGCAATTCTTTCTTTCTTCTTTCTGATATTATCCCAAAGACCTTCTTTCTTTGCCATCTTAGTAAGAGTTGCATAGTATATTGACTTACCTTCTTCTTCACCGTATCTATCAATGAAGTCTTTCATGTCAATATCTTTTTCGTATTTCTTTAGTTTATCTTTTTCTGCGTCAGTAAGTTTTCTCTCACCATACATCTGTTTAAACTTTTTGGTATACTGAGATGGTTTAGTTTTCTTATCAGAATCGCCAGGAGCAGGTTTATATGAAGATGGGTCATTATCTGGTTTGTCAGCACCTTTTGCGAAAAATCTTGCTCTTGCAGTTTTAGTAGATTTTGACATATCTTTTCCACCAACACCTTTTGCATAATACTTTGCTGGTTGAGTACCTTTCATATCCTCAACATCATCTTCTTGTTTAGTCTTTGTAATCTTTTTTGCTTCAATTAAATCAGTAATCCATGCTTTATGTAAACCATCACTTGTTTCCATAACAACATAGTTTGTACCTTTGCGAATAACTTTACCATCAATACCATCTGTAGTTGTTACTTCTTCATTAACATTAAATATCTCACCACGAATATATGCATCTCTTAACATTTCTTCGAATGTCCAGTTCTGTTCTTTCAGACCCATACCATCTCTAACATCTTTAAATAGTTTCTCACCTTGTTTAAAACCAGATGGTAGTCCTTGTTTAAAACTGTCGTAGTTATTCTCTCCTGCTGCAGCTCTCATCTTAGATGCAGACATACCAGATACATCATCTGCATCTGGGTCTCTATCTCCAGCAGAAACTACTTTGATAGAATTGAAATCGTAGAAACCATGAGTTCCCTTTTTACCGTTATATTTGTTAAGTAGAGTTTCAAACTCTTTTACTCTATCAGAACCAACAACCATAGTTACATCTGTATAACCTTGGTCATATAATATATTTGATATCTCAAAAACTTGTCTTGCTTTTGACACAATAATATTTTTTGCATATCGTGGAAACATCTTTTTCATGTATGCAACTTTTTTAGGGAAAGATAATGGATTCTTTTTAGGGTCTTGAGTTTGAGATGGAAATACCATAATAGTTCCACCTTGAGCAGCAAGTGCTTTGATTAATTTTTCGTGTCCAGTTGTTGGGGGATTGAATCTACCAAAAGTAAAAGAAACTTTTTTAGTTTGTTGTTCGAACAATCTAAGCATTTTTCTGTGCCTCCTTGTTCTTTGCAATTCTTTTTGATTCACCACCTTTAAGTTTTAGTAATAACTTCTTTGCAATTTTGTCGATTACTTTACGTTTCTTTGCAACGATTGTTTGGTCAATCTTAATTCTTTTTGAAAGAGGCATTTCTTTATAATCTGCAGCACCTAATGACCTTTTGATAACCATCATTTTTGCTTGTTTCTGTGCAGCCTTTTGAAGTTTTTCTGGACTTCTTCTTCTAACCATAGACCTTTTCTTTGCAAGTTTAACTGAAGGTTTTCTTGCAAGTAACTTCATTCTTCTCGCCATCTTTCTGCGAGTTTGCATAGCTTGTGCTGGAGATTGTTTTTCGTCAAAAGAATTAACTTCTGAATATAATTCGTTTAAAGTTTTCATTTGTCCCATGCCTTTATTGCAGTAAAGTTATTAAAACTAAATTCCATTCTATCAACTAACTTTACAGCATCACCAGATATTCTATCAATTGCAACATATCCCTCTGGATTTACAACTTTAAATCCATTTGAGGTCTTGATAAAAGTATCTGTTAAACCTTTAACACTATTTAGTTTCTTTACGATTTCCATCTTAGCATTTACTAAATGCATTTGGAAAGTAATAACTTGTTGTAAATTACCCAAGTCTTTTTTAAATTCTCTTAGGTATTCTACTTTCTTTGTTTCCAGAACATCTTTAGATTTCTGGGTTTTTAGTTTATCAATCTCTTTTTGGAAATGATTCTCTACATGAATAACATATCCATTTGCGTGTCCTCTGGGGTCTTTGATTGCTTCACCCACACGAACCTTTGTATTGTTATATGTTTTAAGACTTGCACCCACCAACTTACCAGTAAGAGAATCTTGTAAGGCTAAAAACTTCTTTAGTCTAATTGCATTAATTCTTTGGAATGTTTTACCAGCATTAGATAAGTGTGAAGTAACCACAGCAGTTTCTTTTGCAGTCATTGTTGCAGTACCAGATGCATCTTTATATGTTGCATCATCCATCCAAACAGATGAACTTTTTGATAGTTTACTAATGTTCGCACCAAATGATGCTTTCATATCTTGTAGTGTAGAACCAGTATATGTTGTGTGCCATACAATACCAATCTTTGCACTATTAATACTTTTACCAATATCAGATGTTGGGTCTACTGCATATACAATTGTGTTAGGTTGAAATGTAATAAAAGACTTACCATCAATCTTTTCTTTACCTTTGTCTTCAGAGGTAAACATTAAATCACCTTGAAGAACATTTTTAATACCCAACTTAGAAAACTCTGTAAATGAAGTTGTAAACTTTGATTTTAAAGTACCACTCAACTCAGCTGCATCTTCAATTTCTTTGACACTTTTATAAAGTAATGGTTTTTCATTGAATACTGATTTCTTTGCAACAAAGAACTTACCATCACTTGGGTCTGTTCCAGCAAATATTGCAGGCGCTCCGTCCCATTTGACTGTCATGTTGACTGAAGACCTTGCTTCACCAGCAAGCATATCTCTTAGTGAACGAACAAAGTTAATTGCAGCTCTACCCCCAGGCACACCAAAGTTTAATATCTCATCTTCGATATGTTCTAAGTGTAGGTTCTTACCCTCTTTTCCTTCAAATAAATAAATCATTAGAATTTTAAAGTGGTAAAATCACACATCATTCGTGTAGGATAACCATCTTTTCCTTGTGTATCTCTTATGTTAATTTTGAATCGATAATACTTGGAAGACATTTCCATATCAATTCTTTTACCTCTTCCAGTTTTTCCACCATAATAAACTACACAACTTCCAACTTTTGCAGACTGTGACATAGCTGCACTATCCATCTTTTTAGAAAATACTCTACTTCTCATTTTATGAATAACATGATATCCATGACCTATACCACTTTCTAAAAGTGCTTTAATCATGATTGGATTAGGTCTTGTTGTAACCTTACCACTTTGTGTTTTTACATCATCATTAAATATTGAACAAAATCTTTCATTATCAATACCAAATAAACTTAATAATTGTAATCCATCTCTATTTTGGATTTTACCTTCTTTAATTTCTTTAGGGGTTAGTTTTGTTCTGACACCAACATTAAAAAATGTTGTAGTAGTTTCAAATTTTAAACTGAGAAATATTTTAGTACCATCATCTTTAATTAGAGTAATGTCTGTAACACTTTCTCCAATATTAGTTCCAGTTCCTTTTGTATTTGAAACAGTAATATTACCACCAAACTCTAATGGTCTTTTAGTATTTTCACCACCAACAACATTAACAGTTAATGTTTTAGAAGAACTCAATTGATATGTTTTATCTAAATGAAGTATTGCCGATAATATTTCTTTATCTGATACAGCATCAACACCTTCTGCAAACCAAGCATTTAAATCATTTGCAAAAGCAGTTTCAAATGCGTTTCCTCTATTATTTGCACCACGATTTCCTTTTGAACCGTTACCATATTTTATTCTAATAGTTTTTAGACCAGCACCTTGTTTTATTGAAGATATATCTTCAATTGCTTTAAATGTTCTGGAAACATTTATATCTTTTTGTTTTTTGAGGTCTATGTTAATTGGAGTTTCATCACCCTTACCTTTCAAATAATTGAAAAGTGCAATAGTATCAGCAACACTTTCATGCGGCCAATCTGCAAGTTTTGATGATATTTCTTCTTCTGTTTTTGGAAAGAAACTATAAGCTTCTTGTAGATAATTACTAAATCCTAACATCCAAGTTCTCCATATACTAATATTACTATTTATATGTTAGGAAATTTGGAAAACCGTAATCACCGAATGGTTTGTTTTTGTTTAAGACATTAGAGTAATGTTCTGCATCTTCTTTGAATTTGCAAGAACGAATGATACGTTGAGAGGGAAGTTCAATAATTTCCCACTTCTTTGTATCTATGTTAATGTCATGATAATATTTTACTTTATAATTCTTCTTATACCTTGAGGTCAGAGAATTTTTCATACTTTTTGCCTTTTCCAGCAAATGGGGTATTATCGAATATAACTTCATCTGTTTCTTGTCCACTATCAGTTAAATCTTTTTGTGCTTCTTGTTCTACATCATACAGTTTCATCTTCGCTCTGTCAATACCTAATATAAATCTTTTATTCATAGTAGGGTCATTATAACGATTCTTTAACTGTTTAACACATATCTGATTTAAATCTTCAAGTTCCTCTGTAGATATAAGTGCAAACATAAGGTCAGCCGTAGCAGGCAAACCAAAACTTTCTGATGTATCTTCCAAACCAATGTCGCTTGACACAAATCCACTCCTAGTTGTTTGTGTCGCTGAAACAATCGGTACATTAGATTCGACTGCGAGACCTCTAAGTTCCTCTGCAATCGCTTTAATATAGAAGTATGAACCAACATTTGCATTTCCCCTAAATCGTGATGATGCACAAATATTCAAATAGTCGATAAAAATAATGTCTGGTCTAAAACTTCTCTTTAATGCAAGTTCTTTTAATAGTGACCTAAAGTTACCAACATGAGCAGATGCAGTTGGATATTCTTTAATAATTAATTTTCCATTTGTCTTTTTTTGTATTTTAGTTAGATAATTTTCAAACATCTTCTTAGGTAATGTATGTAAATCATCTATAGTTATATTCATGAGATTAGCGTCTATTCTTTCTGCAATTCGTTCTTCAGCCATCTCAAGTGTAATGTATAAAACATTTTTTCCTTGCATCAATACTGATGATGCAACATGACACATAAACAAACTCTTTCCAACACCAGTTCCAGCGAGTGCAATGTTTAGAGTCTTTTGTGGTAAACCACCTTTCGTAATCTTATTGAAGTAATCAAGGTCAAACTTGATTTTATCTTCTTTCTTATGGTAAAAATCGTATCTATTTAGTCCGTCATCAACATAATCATGTCCCACAGTTAAATCAAATGATACTGCAAGTGCATCTGATAATATGGACGGTATAGCCTCTGGTGTTCTATCTTTATCTTTACCATCAATAATTTTAATTCCGTCAAGGACTGCATTATAAATTGCTTTGTCCTTACAGAACTTTTCAGTTTCATCATGCAACCAATCTAAATCAACATCTGTTTTATCAAGAGTCGATATAACCTCAACTACTTTTTGGTATTCATCTTCAGTCAAATCTTTTCGACTATCAATACCAATAGTTAGTGTTTCTTTAGTTGGTAGAGCATTATACTTTTCTAAAAACTTTTCAATCTCTTCAAATATAATTCTTTCATCACGGTTTGAAAAGTATAAAGGTTTTATAAAAGGAATTACTTTTCTACAGTAATCCTCATTGTGTATTAGGTTTGTGAGAGTTGTTCTCTCAATCGTCTGTGTTAACATATTGCAAATTTCCATCATTTAGTTGTTGGTCTAGTATATCATAAAGTACATCACCAATCAAGTTAAAAAACTCATCATCTACCATTTCTTTTGGTAATCCATTAGAATCTATAATGTCCCATTCGAAATGTAGGGGAAGTTTCCCATTCTCATCTTCTTTTTCTGCAAAACTCACCTTACCATATTTATAAACAACTCCTTGATATTTTCCTGCTTCTTTTGTCAAACCGATAGCTTGCCATGTTTTATCTTTATTTTCTACAAAGGTATACTTATCACCAATATCAGACATAATGTAAATAACTTCCAATCGTATATTTTGGTGTATTACCAGTTACTTTTCTACCAGCATGAAGATATGTCCACATAGGTGGAAACATTAACATTCTACTTGTTTTGGGAACAACCCTTAACTGATAATGAGGAAATTCTGTACAACCACTTTCGTTTTCTGTTTCATTAAGGTAAAAGAAAAATGCAAGAAATCGTTTTGCACTTTCGTGATTACCAACATCAACATGGTCTGCAAACTCATCTACATCATTAGGCATATACCTTTTCATACGAAACGCTTCAAATGCATATTGTTTAGGAAATTGTTTCCCATCAACATTACAATCTTTTACATAGAATCCAATCGCTTCTTTGAAAACATAGTTTAACCAATCTTCAAATCGTTTCCAGTTATCATGATTATGTAGAGTTATTTGATTAAAACTTCTATGACCATCAAGTTTAATTTCTTCTTGTTGGTCTCTATTCTTTTCAAACTCTTCAATTAAATCTTTGCATACATTATTACCTAAAGGTAAATCGTATACTTTAATGTAATTCGGAGATGTTTCCATATTTAAATTCTTTCATTGCAGCTTCATCTAATTGTTTCATAACCTCTTCAGTAAAGTACTTCTCTGGGTCATTGTTAATAGTTTTACCATATTGTTTTGTACCGTCTGGTAATTCAATACGAGTAGATACTTGTTTAAATATACCATACTTTACTGCAAGTTCAATAAGTCCATAATACCTATCAAGTCCTTTATCATAAGTTAATCGTACATCTACCATTTTATTTTCAATTGTCAATCTTGACTTTTGATTTTTACAATGTACAATATTACCAATCACTTCAGTACCATCTTTTTCTTTCTTCTTAGAAAGGTATACAATAGAAGATGCTGCATATTTAAGTCCAGAACCACCACCCATTTCTTTAGTAGGAAACATAGAACCAACAACATCATAAGTGTGATTAGTAACAATCATAGGAATTTTTGCACGACCAAGTTTCAAAGTCAATACACGAAATGCAGCTTTAAGAACTTGAGCACGAGTCATATCCCTCGTTTCTTTACCGTCAGCAGTATCCTCTACTTCTTTAGTGGTAGATAACATACCAAGTGAATCAAGACACAATAGAATAGGTTTTCTATCTGCTTCATTTTGGTCAAGATACTTTTCCATTACTTTGAGTGATTGAGTTCTAAACTCTTGTACAGTTGTAACTGGAAAGATAACCATTCTATTTGGGTCAATACCTCTATCAATTACCATTTGTTTAGTAATCGCACTTTCTGATTCAAAGTAAATAACTCCAGCTGTTGGGTCACTATCTAAAAAGTTTTTGCAAATACCTTGAAGAAAGAAAGTTTTGCCTGTCGCAGATTCACCAGCGAGTGCAGTAATCTTATTACTTGGTAAACCACCAAAAATAGAACCACTTAATAGTGCATTAAAAATATATGAACCAGTATCAATATAGGAATCTACGTCCCCTGCTTCTACACCATCTGCAACCAGACCAGCATATTCATTACCAGCCTGTTTTGCAATATCTTTTAAAAAGTCCATTATATATCATCCTCATCTCTGTTATCAGAACGAAACTCATCAAATCCGCCTGGATATCTTTTTTCTAGTTTCGCAGTATTGATATCAATAAGTTCTTCAATATTAGTATCAAGTGCAAGACAGCCTTGTGCAATATACCACATTATATCACCTAGTTCACTTTTCAAATGTGTTACTGTGTCTTCATCCATTTCTTTACCTTGGAATATACACTTTTTAATAATTTCATTGAACTCTCCGACTTCACCAGAGAGTCCAATTCCAGATGTTAGTAACCTTGATGGGTCAACACCTTGTTCTTCGACTATCTCAACGGCATCAATAAAGTCATCTAAGTTTTTAGTTTGGTCACTAGAAACTTCATCAACAAACTCTTGATAGTCTGAAAGTAAATTTGTATCCATAATAAATCTCCAATTTTGTTAATCATATACTATATGTATATGAAAGTCAAGTATTACCCAAAAAAACTTTCTAAGTTATTTTCTTGTTCTTTTGCAACCTTACCAATAAGTCTTTCTGGTTTACCAGCTGAACCCAAAGTTGCTAAACGGTTATCACAATATGCAGTAGTGGTATATCTTGTACCATTACCTTTAATATATGTTACACCATGAACCTCATTTGAGTCTGCAATAATTACTGAATTATCTGGAGCGTTGATTGCAATACCATATCTTGGAAAACAAAGATATGCACCCTCATAATCACCATCTCTAAAACAATTCATTGTTGTTAAACCAGCATCTAAATCACCACTATCAACATGAGCAGACATTGCTTTAGACTGACCAATATGATACCTATTTGCAGAAAATGTTGTAAACATACCAACTCTATGTTCTTCTCTTACAAAAGTTTCAATCCACTTCTTTTGTTTTGCATAAACCTCTGGTAATGCTTTTTCAAATGCTTTCTGATTCCATTTAGATATTTCACTAAAGTTTTCCCACTTCTCTGGATTTTCTTTACACCAACCAGCAGTACCAATCTTACCAGTAAATCTACCTCTTTTGTAACCAATCATAACAGAACTAATCTCATTACAGTATGCAATCTTTCCCCAATCTCCAGATTTAGTTTTCACATAATATGAGTTTGGAGTCCTTAGTTTATAATCAACACCCTCTTTCAAACCCTTTGCTTCCATTTCTTCTTTTACAACTGGGCCAGCACAGTTTGCTCTCATAACAGAAACGTCAGAAATACTTTTCAACATTTCTTTTACTGAATCATCTGGGTAAACATTAGTTACAACTGCAGCTAATGGTGCATTATCTCCATCAATAGTTTTAAATGGTTTATATACTCTTACATCTTCATCTGTAACTGTTAACAATTCATCATATGAATCATCACCTAAAAACTTACCATTCCATTGTGCATAAGTTTCTTTTTTACCTAAGTCCTTCTTAGCTATATACGTTTGCATTTTTAGTCTCCTTATATGGTTTTAGTATATTATTATAAATGTTGTTTGATAAGTAGTGCATACAAAGTGGTGCAACCATCAATCCTATTCGTGCAAGATTTTCATTTAGTTTACCAGTAAGTTTATAATCTTCTGGAAGTGTCATAATCCTTGCAGCCTCAAGTGTAGTATAAACTCTATCTTCCTCTGGATGTAAATGAACACCAAGTGAAGTTTGTAAACCTTGTTCAGACAAAGTATGACTTGGTTGATTCCAAGGTACTCTTCTTGATTGATAGAAACTATTTTTTCTCTCTGGTAACACTTTACCTCTTTTCTTTCTATGTTCAATCCACTTGTCAAACCAAGGGGTCACTACATCATCTCCAACTGAAACGACTTTATCTGGATTCTTTGGTAATCGTTTCATCCACTTATATTTAGCGCTTTTCTCCATAGCCATTCTTAAATCATATGCTTCAGACATATTTTGGTTTGTCTTTTGCAAATCATTAATTGCATCATGTATAGTATGAACATCTGTATCTGGCTCTGGATAAACAGTACTATCTAAACACATAAACGGTAATCCTATATCATCCATAACATCATTACGAACTGATACAATAAACACTCTTTCTCTTTTTTGTGGAACACCATAGTATTGACCTTTCATAACTCTAAACACAGTTGTGTATCCACACTTTTCAAAGTCATTTACCATTCTTTGTAAATGTTCTTTTGCATATGTCATTGTAAGACCTTTTACATTTTCACACACAACTACTTTAGGTTTTAATTCGTTTGTAATACGAATCTGTTCCCAAGTCAAATCTTCAATATTCTTTTGTTTAACACCATATGCAGTTTTCTCTTTACCCCAACCTGCTTGTTTAGTACCAGACATTGAAAATGGTGGACAAGGTGGAGAACCATCAAGTATGTCTAACTCTCCAACTTTAAGACCAGTAAGTTCCATAATCTGTTTACCAGTAACATTTCTTATATCACCACATATGTTTGGTGTTCCTGGCCAGTTCGCAAGATAATCTTGCATTGCAACTTTCTGAAACTCATTTACAAATAAACATTGTCCACCAGATAGTTTATAACCACTAGATGAACCACCACCACCAGAAAAAAAAGAAATATAAGTAAACAGTTTTCTATCTGCTGACTTTTGTAAATCATCTAGTGTATAACGAAAATATCTCACCCAAAAAAATCCTCTAAAGTTGTTTGTGTTCCAAATGACCTATCAATCTTCCAATCAATGATATTGGTAATGAATGATAATGGTTCAATAAAACTTTTGATATACATTACATCATAGTCTATAAATCGGTGAATGTCAAGTTCATCTGGAAATTTACCAATAAAAGATATAACATTAGAACCTAATGAATTAGGTTGTCGTAGTTCAAGGAATTTAATCTTATCACCTTCCATGATAGTTTGATATTTATTGGTTAGACCTTTTTCTTTTATCATGTGATTGAAAAGTAAACTTCCTTTTATGTGCATGGGTGTGCCTTTGACAAATATTGAGGAACTAGAACCAAACTTTTTAAGTCCATTACAAGAACGAGGGTATGCAATCTCTTCTGGCGAAAGTTTTGTAAATTCATCACGAAAAGAAATAAGGAAATCATTGAGTTGTTTTTCACCACCTTCCATAATAATTTGTAATGCTTCCTTAATCTTTGCACGACATGGTGCAGGCGTACTTGATTTAACTGCTTCAATTCCCATTACCTTGAGTTGAGGTTCTTTGTATCGTACACCCTCAACATCCCATGCATTAAGAATGTATCTTTTCTTTGCAGTCCAAATACCTTTGTCTGCAATTACTTCTCTTTTCATTTGCATCTTTTGGTCATATGCAGACATCATATTAGCAAGAGTCTGATAACTCTTGTCAATAAAAGGTTCAATCTTCTCTGTAGCAATAGTGTCCAAGAAGTTGACAATCTTCTGTACATCTCTTCCTTCTTTAAACACACGATTAACCAATCTGTCAAAAGTAACGTATATCGAATCTGTATCACTTGCAATAACGTAATCTTCATTTGTAGTTTCCAGTAATTTATTAAGATATTCATTTATCTTCTTTTCAATCCAACGAATAGACAGTTGACCAGCTGTAGTAATACCCTCTGCAATTGCAAGGTCATAGTAACGAAAGTATTGATTACCAATTGCACCATAAGCAGAGTTAAGTGAAATCTTTCGTGCCATCTGAATATTGTTATAACGACTAATGTACTTTAAGTATTTAGCATCTTTCGTATCTTCATAATCTTGTTTTGCCTTCAACATCTTTTTCTTATAAACAGTACGGTCATTATATATTTCTTGCATCATCTCTGGTAAGAAACCTTTTATATCTTTACGATACAATGCACCATTTGGTGTAATTGTAGTATTATCAGGCAGATTAAAATCAACACCTTTTAATATACTATCAACTTTCAAACCTTTGATAAAATCACCAGACACAAGTGTTTCTGGTGAAAGATTATATTGCATAATCAAATGTGGATATAGTGAATTCAAATCAAAAGACATTACCCACTTGTGCATACCAACTTGTGGTTCTTTAACATATGCACCCTCATACTTCTCTGCTTTTGAATGATATGATTTTTGTGGAATAACAATATTCTTTTTCTTTAAATAATTGTGTATCAGAACATCCCAATACTTAACTTGACCGAATACATCTTCATAATTAACTTTCGCTTCATATGCCATTGTAAGACAAAGTTCTAATAACTTCATCTTATCTTCAAGACGGTCAACAAGTTCAACGTCAACAATATTATATTCTAAGAAAGACTGATAATCTTTTGTATACCAATCTTTGAAAGTATCATATGGATTATCATTTTTCTTTTGACCAAGTTCAACAAATGCAATATGATTAAGTGCATAACTCTCTTGGTTTGTGTAAGTAAACTTGCGATAAAGTTGTAGGTAATCAAGATTTGCAACACCAGTAATATCATATACTTGTTGATTTCTACCATGTGAAAATACTGTTCTTGTACTAATTAAACCCCAAGGTGAAAACTCTTTTGCTCTATCTTCACCAAGAACTTTGGTAACACGATTGATAAGATATGGAATATCAAAGAATTCAGTATTCCAACCAGTAACAACGTCTGGATAGTTTCTTGTCCAAAAGTTCATAAACTCTGCAAGGAGTTGATTCTCATTAGAACAGTTAATGTAAGTTATATCATCTCTATCATTTTTGAAATCACCAAGACCCCAGACAACTAACTTTTTAGTAGTTTGGTTTTTAATGGTAATTGATAACATCTCTTCATTTGCAAGTTGTGGGTCTGGAAACCCATTGTCAGCTCGTGTTTCAATATCAATTGTAACTGTTAGTATTTTATCACTATCCCAATCAACTGAATTAGGATATGATTCTGAAAGGTATGTGTATGCGAACCTATCTAATCCAAAGACTAGATGGGGTTGTTGTTTGTATTGTTCTAAGAACTTCTTTGCATCTTTAATGGTATCATGCTTATAAGGCATTACATATTTACCATCAAGGGTTTTGAAGTCTGTTTCTTTCTGAACTGGAACGTATAAAGTGGGAGAGTACTTCACTTTACGATTTACTCTCTCACCGTTTTTGTATTCACGAACCAAAATATGATTGCCCCAAGGGGCTACGTTTGTATAAAAATTCATAATATAGTTATACCACCTTAGTAGTAAAAAGTCAAGTCGTTATTAACCACCAATTATATTTGGGTCAAATTTACTTCTGAGTGTTTCTAGTTTATCTTCGTAATCTGCTACCATACCAAGATTCTTGTCTAGTTCTTCCATCAAATCTCCGTGTTCACCAATCGCCACTGGATTTGAAAGATACACTTCAACATTTGCACTATGGTATGCAATCTTACCTTTAAGATATTCTTCTAAAGCATTATACATAATTACTCTACTTGCCATTCGCTACTCCTCTTTCTTTTTTCCAATATTATATTTTGTTTCTAGTTTCCAATTTTCTTTATCTTTAAAACTGATAACTTTAATTTGCGATAAAGGTGCAGCTTCTACTTCACTTTCCTTTACCACTTTTACTAATCCCCAATCTGATAATAGATTAGAAATAGTATTTCTTCTTGCAATATCATTCTCTGATAAGTTTGTATCCTTACCATCTAATGCAAATAATTCTTTGAAATGTACGATATAATATTTACCTTGCTTGTGCAATATATGACAAGACTGAAATAGTGTTTTTTCTTTTCTTGAAGCGACACCAATACGAGAGAGGGTTTCACGAACCTTGAGAAAGTCATCTGGTTCTTTAAGAGCAACTTCTAACATATTGTCTGGCTTCCACGATACTTCATTCATTTTTTTCCACCTTTATTCAATTTATCTTTGATGGTGGCGATTTGTTCGTCAGTAAGTATGTTTAGTGCTGTTCTTGCTTTTTCATTGTTATAACCAAAGAATTCTTTGACATACTCTAGATTTTTTTCTTTACTCGCCTTCATCCAAGAAGCGTATCTTTTTTGCTTCTTTAGACTATTTAGTAAAAAATCATATTGTAACTTATTATCTAAATGACAATGTTTATTCATCTCATTTATCAACATAATAGTATCATTAAATGGTGCAAGACATTTATTGATTATAAATGCTGGATACTTTTTCTCATATAGAGGGTCATCACCGTCCATGAGATTATTTTTATCTTCATTAATTGATTTTAGGTATTGTTTAAGTTCATACATTACCACCACCCCATAACTCTACCATTACCAGTAATAATCATTAAACAAGTAATAATATGTAATAAGAACCAAGGAGTCCTCATTATCAAGTGTATGTGGTCATCTTTCTTGTCATCATCATATGCATGACTACCCATGGCTTTACACCAGTATTTCCAAAGATTGTTCATTTGAATTGACAGTTCTGCATAAGTTCTGTCATACACGCAAGAAGATTTATTTCTTGGTCTGCGACAAAGGCGGATTTGTAACTGTAGTCAGCAAGTACAAGAACAGCATTGGGGATAGTGCGACCATCCAAATTATCATAAAGGGAATCGTAAATCCTACGATAAATACGGCTTGGGTCATTATCAAGGTTGTTGACAATCCATCTACGAACATTGGTAAACTCTTTGTTTTTAAGAAATGATAACAGTTCTTTAACTGAGTCTTCAGATAAGTTAACCAGTATTCCAGCATCTATTTCCCCACTTGCACTATACCTTTGCAATTCATTCAGAACTCTTCTCCAATCTGGAAAGAACTTTTGAATTAAACTTGCAACTACTTTTTTATTATAGTGTATTTGTTCATTATTTAGGATTACTTCACACCTATTCATGAAATCCATTGCAAGTTGAGGTTTTTCTCCAGCAGGAATACGAAACTCTACTGTAGAACATCTACTGTGTAGTGGTTCAATAATACGATTACGAAAGTTACAAGTAAGAATGAATCCACAATTCTTACTAAACTCTTCTATGAAACCACGAAGCGCTGGTTGTGTAGATTGTGGATTAAGATAATCTGCTTCATCAAGAATAACATATTTTCTTCCACCCTCTAAACTTACAGTAGATGCAAAGTTTTTGATTTTGTTTCTAAGTACATCAATACCAGATTCTTCAGAACCGTTAATCATCATGTAAGTACAACCAAGTTGTTCTAACATTGCTTTTGCAACTGTAGTTTTTCCACAACCAGCTGAACCAGACAGTAGTAGATTCGGTGATTCACCATTTTGTACAAACTTTTGGAAAGTTTTCTTCAATTCACTTGGAAGTATCGCATCCTCAATTGTGGTTGGACGATACTTCTCAACCCATAACATTTCATTCATAAAAAAGATTTTCCTTAAGCAGTTTCTAATGCGATAAAGTATTCAATGTTCTTACTAACATTTTTGAACTTTGAAATACCTTTAGTAGATACTTCTACTTCATAGTCACCACTTAAAAGTTTTAGGTTTTCAACCTTAAAGAAAAACTTTTGATTTGGTGTTGCACCTTCTCCTACTTCAATGGAAAAATTATTTGATGTATCATTTTTTCTATCTGATACCCTAAGTAACATAATACCAACATCACCAGTATCAAGAACCATATCTGGTGCATTTAGAACACTTGCAGCCTTCAATACTTTATTAAACGTATCTTTAGTTAGTGTAAAAGTTGCATCTGAAGTTGGAAAAGTTATATCAGATTTTGGGGTAGTTACTACAGTAGGGTCACTATAGAAATATTTTAGAGATTGATTGCCTTCCCACATTCTAACACTATTCTCACCAAAATCTAATTCTGGGTCATTAAATAATGACATTGCAGACAACCACTCATTTAAGTCATAAATTGCAAATTCAGTTTCAAACGTATCTGGTAGTTCTGCAATAGATACAATGTTCTTCATTGAACTCATTGTAGCAATTTTATTACCAGTATTTACTAAAAGATTGGAATTAATATTTGCATAATTTTTTAAGATTTCTCTTGTTTCATTCGATAGTTTCATCACGAATCACTCCTATAATTAATTTAACATTACTATACAATAAAAAGGGGGGAAAGTCAAGTCCCCCCTTTTACTTTGACAGATTACTTAATAGTAATCATTTTTGGTTTTTTCTCTTCTGGTACGATTCTTTCAAGTTCGATAGTCAACATACCATTTTCGAGTTTTGCACCGTTTACAACGATATCATCTGCAAGGGTAAACTTTCTTGTAAAGTTTCTCTGTGAAATACCTTTGTAAAGAGTATACTCATCAGTTGCACCTTTATCTTTATCCTTAACTGATTTAACAGTAAGAGAACCCTCTGCAACTTCAATTTCAATATCTTTCTTATCGAAACCAGCTAGTGCCATTTCAATTTCAAATTTGAAATCTTCTGTCTTTTGGATATTATAAGGTGGATAACCACTACTTTCCATTTGGTGAGTTGCATAATCAAACAATCTATCAAATTGTCTGTCGAAACCTACGCTATATGGAATTAATGAGTTAGTATCAAACGCTTGAAGAGCGCTTTTTAAATTGCTAAGATTTGTCATTTTATATCTCCTATGTTAGCAAGATTAAATTTGTAGACCCATTTTGGCATCTACAGTTATATATATGGGGATTGAATCTTAGAAGTCAACCCCCACACATAATTTTTTTTAAGCGACTTCTGCCATTTCTAATGCAGTATTAAGTGCTTTCATTTTAGTCTTACGATTTCTTCCATACCAAGATGAAGTCAATCGACCATCAGCAGACCTACCTTGAACATGGTCATTCAAGTAAGTTACTGTATTGAACGCTTGCCAGAACGTACCCTCTCCAAACTTTGCACCAGGCTGTGTCTGAAGATTTTCAAGTCCTAGTTTTGCATTTAAAGAAGTAGTTGGGAATACACCATCAACTTTTTCTTTTGCAGGCGAACCAAAAACAGTATTAAAGTACTGAACAATATTCTCTGAAGTGTACCTTTTTGAACCAAGGAACTCTGCCATTGTTTTATATTGTTCTAGTTTCTCTCTTGCAATACCAAGAGTATCTTTAACTTCAGAAGAGTCAAACTCTTTTCTGTGGTTAACCTTTAACATTGCATCACTCTCTTTACTAAGAGAAAGAGTCAATGTGTTATTACATACAACACGAATTGGTGTCATACGAATATCAATCGCTTTACCGAATTGATGAGGATTTGAAAACAGAAAATAATTCTCTGTAACATCACCTTTAAACAACTCAAAAGAGTCATTTGTTTTTGCAAGTGCCCAGACCATTTTACCATTGTCTAGAGAACCAGCAGTATGCATTTGCATATCCCCTGCTTTTACATATTCTTCAAAGAAGTTGAAAGCATCAGCGTTCTGAACTGGATTCCAACCCTTACCAACAACATCAAGTACTGAACCGTCAGAAGACCTTACAAGTGCTTGTTTGTTTTTGATGACAGTACCACCAGCAGTTACTAAGTCTTGTTTTTCTACAGACCAATCAACTCCTGCTTTTTGCATCATTTGTTCTGGTGTCAAGTCATCAATAACTTTTACACCTAGACCATGCCAAGGTAACTCTCCAGCGTAGGCCATTGTTTCTACCATATGTGCCATATTTAATCTCCTATCTCTATGACTGATTCTTTATTATGTATATACTATACCATGTTATTAAAACAAAGTCAAGTCTCTTTCAAGAATTGTTTTTCGTAATCTAAGTATTCTTGTGGGATATCAATTGGAAACTCTCCACCAATATTATAAGTTCCCTCTTTTTCATTCCATAGTCTTAATCCCAATACTTTATACTTGTCTTTGATTGAATACTTTAAAAAGGTTTCACCAGTTTTTAATCCATAAAACCCAGAGTTACCTTTTGGTGATTGTAAACTTAATTGGATATTTTCTTCTTTAGTAGTATAGATAATTTGAGTACCTTTTAAAGACCACTCAATAAAATCATCTACATTTTCTACTAAATACCAATTATCTAACAAAAACTGTCCATATAATTGTGGCATCATGAAATGGTCTTTTGTAATTAAAGGTTTACCATTTGCATCTTGTTTCTTTTCATCTTTATAATCTTGAGCAGTTTCAGTTCTCCAACCAGAGTCAGTTGTTTTCTGTAGTGCTTCATAAAAAGTTCTAGTCCAAAGTCTAGGGTCGTACAAATTACCACTTTTCCAATGATGAATATTTGTAGAGTAAAACCTATGACACTCTTTCAATGTATTTTCTAATTTTGACATATTTCCTCTCTCATTGTTACGAATCATCTTACCATGTTTTCAAAACAATGTCAATCATTATCTGAAATAATTTGGTTTTGAAATTCCCAATCTGGAGCCGTATAGTTCGGTGAGTTTATCAACTCTGCCTGTTTTAATACTTGTTCCTCATAAGATGAAAAGATATTCTTTCTTGACTTTCTTGCAAATGGAATTTGTTGTGCATCTAAATCATGAAATGCAGTAACAATCTTTACCTTGGTATCTGCACCAAATTCTTCTTTTACTTTCATTACTGCATCAAAGTTTGCTTTGTCTGCTCTCCTTGATTCTTCATGTACAGTTCCAAAAGACTTTATTACAGTTTTTATAAATGGCAAATTTTTTTCAATCTCTAATGCAACTGATTTTAAGACACTCTCTTTAATTGTTGCAACAAATTCTACAGCGGTCTTTAGGGTTTTTGCAATTTCAATTTTCATTGAATTCAACTCTGTTTTTTTGGTAACTTGTAACTCCTTTAAAACTTGTGTTATATCAGACTCTAAGATTTTTTTACCATCTTCTTCCATTTCTTTTAGAGTTAATTTTGCAGTTTGAATTATATCATCATCATTTCTAAACTCTTGTCCAAAATCATGACCTTTTTCTCTTGAATTTTCTATACTCTGAGCAATTCTTTTATTTCTTTTTGTATCAAATTTTACAACTGCAACCCACATTTCTTTTTCACCAGCAGACTCATGTCCTTGATATCTATGATTGCCTGTTAATAAATCATACTTACCAGTTTCTTCATTAAACTCAACCATTGGTGGTTCATATGCAAAAGGTAAATAATCACCTTTCATTATTGCATTTTTAATTTTTTTAACTCTTTCTTTTTTTGCTGGTTTCTTTCTCGCATGATTTATTATGTTAAATTCAATATCTGTAATCGACAACCACACTAATTCTACACTTATTAGACCAACATAATTTGGTTTTACTACTGTTTGTTTTCTTGAAATATTTGACACTATTTTACCTCTTTTTTTGATTCTCTATTATACTACCATGTTCTAAGAACAAAGTCAAGTCACTATGCAACATTTCTTAATGTTCTTGACCTATCTGGGTGTCTTAACTTTCTTAATGCTTTAGCTTGGATAGAACGGATTCTTTCTCCTGTTACACTAAATTGTTGTCCGACCTCTTCTAAAGTATGGTCAGTATCCATACCAATACCATATCTCATTCTTAGGACTCTTTCTTCTTTAGGAGTCAAAGTTGATAAGACTTTTGTAATAGCTTCTCTTATTTCAAAATCTAAAACTTCAGGCATTTCATAAGTATCTTCTAAAGTTTCAAATGACTCAAAAGGTTCTTTCTCATACTTGTTAAATAAATTTGTTCTATCCATATATCTATTTCTAAAAACGCCTGGGGTCATAATTTTTCCTTTCTCTTTCATTATGTATATACTATAGCATTGTTTTCATAACAAGTCAAGGCATTTATAAAATCCTTTAAAATCAAGGACTTATCTTTATATTTTTTACATGAAATTCATTAATGGTGCGAATCGATTGATTCTTGATTCTGCGATTTCAAAGTATTCTTTTTCTTTCTCAATACCGATAAAATCAAACCCCTCGTCTTTTGCAGCCATGCCTGTAGAACCACTTCCCATAAATGGGTCAAGAACTGTACCACCTTTTGGTGTAACCATTCTACATAAGTATCTCATTAGGTCAACAGGCTTTACAGTTGGGTGCGTATTCTTTCTTTCAATAACTCTGTTTAAACCAATACCTTGTCCTTTATCGTAACCCTCACCTTTACTTTGAGCTCCACCAGACATACCCATCTTTTTAGTTTCAAAATTATCTAATCCATCATTTCTTTCTGACTTAGAAGTTTTTGGGCAATAGAAAAACCTTGCCCATTCTGTTTCTAATCCATCATGCATAACATTTGCTGGAAATCTACCTCTAGGGTCTGCATCTGCATATTGTGTTCCCTCTGCTTTCATACCAGAGTTTCCATCTGTCCAAACTCCATCTTCACTTCTAGATTTACGAACTACTTTTTTTCTTGCAACATTTTCTGTTTGACCAAAACTTAGTTTGTCAATACCAATTGTTTCTTTCGATTGTTTACCAACATCTTTAAAATCTGGATTTGTATCTGGATACTTTGCATCATTACCCTCTATCCTACAACCATCAATATTGATTGCACCAGTTCCATGTTTCAATACATTATCTACAATAGAACTTTCTGATAAAGGTTTTCTTGCCATCACTATAGGTTCGTGTGCTGGTTTCAATGCAGTTCCCCAGCCTTCCCATTCAGAATTACCTTTTGTGTAAATATGATTTCCAGATGTATTATTAGAGTTCCAACCATTATCATCATCAAATGGTTTTACATTTCTAGTTCTTTCTCCTACTGCAACTCTGTCGTTACCTTGTTTCTTATCAACTGCTTTTCCCATATCCATACTCTTAGGAAAACCACTTCCATATAACCACATCATCTGGTCACGAATCTCAAATCCAGCATCTTCAATTGCAACTGCCATTCTATGATAATTACGAGAGGCAGAAAATGCAAGTAGATGTCCACCTGGCTTTAATAGTTTCAATGCAAGTTCCCAAGTTTCTGGTCTAAATGCAATATCTCCACCATCCCACTCTTTACCCATAAATCCAGTTGATGCTCTTGCATATGCACCATCTGTTCCAAACTGTGCTGGTGCAGAGTTTTCTTTACCAAATCGTTTTACAATAGATGTCAAGTGATATGGTGGGTCAGTAACAACTGAATCCACTTGTACTCCATCATCAATTAGTTTCTGCATTTCTTCAATGCAATCTCCATTAATTATCATCATTATTTTCCTCGTAAAGAATTAGTGCAATTAGAGCATAGTTTGCCATATCAACTAAAGTATCTTTAATACTTTCATCTTTTACTTTTAGTTTCTCTTTCTTTGCAAACCCCATAATACGACTAAACTTATCTCCGATACGAACACAACAACCTTTCCATGCTGGAATACCAGCCATTTCACAAGTTCTGAAGTTTGCAAATACATCTTCTGCACTTGCATAGTCATGTCGTTTTGCATCATGAGTTTTCTTCATTTCTTCTAACAATTGATAAAATCGTTCACTTTGATTCATTATACTACCACCCTACTAAAGTTTCTACTCTTCTCAAATTTAATTGTATTTCTAAACTTATCAAATAACATATCTTGTTTATGTGATATTACAAATACATTCTCCTTATCAAAAGTACCTAAGATTTTGAGGAACGCATCTGTTCCGTCTGTATCTAGTGAACTATCAAATATTTCATCAAGTATAAGTAGATTAGTATTCGTAGAGTTTTTCATCTTTGCAATGGCTCTCCAAGTAAAAAGTAGTGCAAGGTCAATTCGCATCTTTTCACCCTCTGAGAAATTTGCATATGTAAAATCATCACGATATCTTGATTTAATAGTTTCACTAAAATTCTCATCAATATTAAAGTTAACAAAGAAATCCATAGATGATAAGTAAGTGTTAATTAACTTATTCATAATTGGTAGATACTGTTTTACAATCTTAGTTTTGATACCAGTATCTTGTAACAGATTTTTTGCAACATCATAATAGAATAATTCTTCTTTTAACTTTTTTGAAGTTGAATCTAAACTATACAACTTTTCTTGTAGTTTGTCAAGTTTTTTTACATCTTCTTCTGCAATTTCTTTATCTTTTATTTGTTTGATTTCAGTTTCCAGAGTTGAGTTAAACTTTTCTAGTTGAGTAATCGTACTACGATACTTTCCAATCTCTACTTGATTCTTCTGAATTGCAGTTGCAAGATTTCTAAAGTCTTTTACTTTTTTGTTGACTTTATTCATTTCATCTGATAACTTATTTAATCCAGTTTCAAGTTCTCTAACTTCTAACAACTTCTCATCAATAGATTTACGTTTAAACTCTTCATCAATGTGCTGTTCACAAGTAGGACAATCATCATTCTCTTCAAAGAATGTTATTAGATTAGTACTACGATTATGTTTATCTTTTATAGAGAATTGAATATCTTTTAGTTTATCTCTTTTTGTAGTAACTACCTCTTCACCTTTCATCGCTTCCAAAAAGGTGTCGGTGGATTGTTGTAACTCTGTTTCTTTCTTTTTGTTTGCAAAGATTTCTTCTTCATTAGTTGATATAAGATTTGTCTTTTCAGAAAGAATATTATCCCTATTGTTTTTAGAATCTTCAATGTACTTCTCTTGTATCTCTATCTTACTTTTAGTAAGTTCAGAGGCATAATTACCTTCTGTAATATTTGTATTTATCTCTCTTACCTTTGTTTTAAGAACAAAGTTCATTAGAGAGAATATCTTAATGTCAAGAATATCTTCTACAACTTCTCTACGAGCTTTAGTATTTAATTGCATAAATGGTACAAACGTAGAACTACCAAGTATAACTACTTGTGTAAATGAACGATAATTAAATTTAAGGATTTGTGTTTCTAAATGTTTCTGATAATCTTTTACATTTGCACTTTGATTAATCATTATATCATTTACATAGATTTCAAACGTATTTGGTTTAATACCACGAACAACTTTTACTTGTTTGTTTTGTGTTTCAAACTCCACCTCAACAACTGCATCTCTTGAATTAATTGAGTTAATCAATTGTGATTTACTAATTTGACGAAATGGTTTATTGAATAATCCAAAACAAAGTGCATCTAAAATAGTAGATTTACCAGCACCGTTTTCTCCAATAATTAATGTTGATGGGTTTTTGTCGAGAAAAATCTCTGTGAAAGTATTTCCAGTTGAAAGGAAATTCTTCCATCTTACTTTTGTGAACGTAATCATTATATCTCCAAATCACAAGCTTCTAAGTAAAGTGATTTTAATGTATTTTTCAATCTTGATTTATCTAACTCTACATCAAGTTCATCTACATACTTTTCTAATATTGCATTTGTGTCTTGTGTATTTTCTGCAATATCATCAGATACATTTGATGCATCTAAATCTGAAAAGTCCTCGACAATCTTGACTTCATGAGTTTGTTCTTGTAACAATCTATCGGTAAATCTATCAAACTGATATAAGTCTTTTTTATTGACTACAACCAATTTGATAAACTTATCCCTATACTTCTTTGTTTCAATTTTACTATAATCGGTTGTCGTATCATCATAATAAATTTTCTCAAAGATAGTATATGGATTCACAATTCTTTCCATATCCATTGTTTCAGTATCAAAGACATGGAATCCTTTAGGACAATTATCATCACTCCATGTCATTTGATATGTAGAGCCAAGATAATAGATTTGACCATCATCAGACTTTTTATGAAAGTGTCCAGAGAATACAGTTGAAAAAGTTTTGAATACTTCTTTAGGATAACCGTTTTCAGAGAAATGACCTTTGTGCATTTCAAATCCATTTATCTCTAAATGACCCATACAAATCTTTGCATCTGTATCTTTGATGCTTTGTATTGTACTACCATAGTTCTCTGCATTAATCCAAGGAACAAAATGAATAGGTGTACCATCAAAATCTACAGTATCACAATTTGCATAGTATTTAATATTACTATGTTTATTACCTACTAATTCTGCTACAGAGTTTATTTCATTGGTGTTCTTGTAAAATGTATCATGATTACCAATCAAAATATGTGTATCAATATTTCTATCAACAATTGGTTGTATGAATCGTCTACGAAAATCATTTGCAATCTTATATGAAACAAACTTACGTCTGTCCATAGTATCACCTAAATGTATAATTGTATCTATCTTGTTTTTGTCAATGTATGGGAAAAAGACTTCTTCCCAGAACTTATAAAAATACTCATTAAACGGTAAACTATCGTTTCTCGCACCGAAGTGAGTATCAGTTATCAGCGCTATCTTCATAAAATAATTCTAATCCTTTTGGTTTCACTTTTTTCTTTTTGGGTTTATAAACATCTTCCTCTGGCAAAAAGTTCTTTTGTAGATAATCTATATACGGATTATCAAACTCTTCTCCACCATAATCTTCAGGCATGACATTCATATTTTCAATGTATTTGTTTTTTACATGAGCTTGTTTTTTCTCTTTCTGTATTCGTCTTAAAAACGCATAATAAATTATTTGTGTAAAATATGCAAATGGATTATTAGATTTCTCTGGATTAAAGTTGTGTACATATTGTAGACAGTTTTCAATACCATCAGATATCATTTCTTCACGATAAGTATAGTTTATAAAGTTTGGTCTATACGATAAGTGATTCGCAATTTTAAGAAAACATTCACCAATATAATTTGTTATTGGTGGTGGATTTTTACCTTGTTCTTTTGCTTCTTTACAACGATTATTCCATTCAATCATTGCAGTAAGAAATTCTTTATTATTTACATAATGGGGTTTTTTTGACACGACACCTTTCCTTTATTAAAAGTTATACTTTTATACCATACTACGATACTAAAGTCAAGTCGTTGTGTGACTTGACTCTCAAGTAATTATTGTGTATACTCACTTTGTGACTCACAGAGTAATATTAATGTATTGTAGGTTTTTCTTCATCTTCATCATACCAACTACTCATAAGTTCTCTAACCTCATTTTCTATACCCTCTAGCTCTTTATCGGTGGGTTGTCTATATTCGGTTGTTTTCATATCTTCCATTTTACTTACACAAAAGTCATAGAATCTTGTTAATCCAATTGACGAATCTGTAATTGCAATCACATTGTTTTTGATGATGTCATATGTCTGGTTTTGACTGTAATTAATCCAACGAGAGAAAGCCATAGCTTCCTCTACCTTACCCTTTTTAATTCTTGGGTAAATATTAACTTTTAATGGATTTTGTATTTTAAGAAACTCTCCGTTACCATCAGATACATTCCCTACAATCTCTTCACCATTTCTTAATTTTAATATTTTGGTTTCCATGTCATTTCTCTATTTTAAGATTTTTAATTTGATAATTAAATTCTTCTTCATTATAGATATTTATTCGTTCCATAAAATGACGAAGTGTAAAATTCTGTCTTGATTTGTGTGTAAAGTCATCTGCTATATCATAAAGAGTTGCAGCACTCTTTTCTGTTCCTTGTCGTAATCCTCTACCAATTGACTGTAACACTCTAATTCTTGATTTGCTTGGACTACTGAAGATAACATTATGAAGATTACGAATGTTAATACCAGTAGAGAAAGTGCCGTATGATGCAACAATGATTGCGTTCTTTTCCTTTTCCGTGATTTCACGAATATTTTCCCTTGTTTGTGTATCAGTACCACCATGAACGTAAAATACTTTTCTATCTAAGTCTTTTAACATATCATATAATACTGCACCATGTTTTTCAACAAATTGAAATAATAATAGTGTATTACCTTTTAAGTGTGTTGTCAAGTCAATAATAAATTTATTTCTTCTTTCATCTCTCACAATCAAATCTACTTCATCTTGAAAGTTCTGGTCTTTCATAAATTTACAATCAACTTCTGGATATTGTAACACTATACACTTAATATTTAATTTTGCAAGTGTTTTATTTTCCATAAGTTCTTTTGTTGTTGTTACTTGGTTGACAGACCCAAATAAACCCTCTAGTATAAGCCTGTGCGTCTGTGTGCCGTCCAGAGTACCAGTAAACCCATGTCTGTGTACACATTGTTGTAATTTATTCATTATACTTGTTAAGGATTTTGCTTTAAAAAGGTGTACCTCATCACCTAATATACAACCAAAATTATCGAAGAATTTCTTAGGCATTTTATAAAGTGATTGCCAAGTTGATATTACGACTTGATGAGTTATTTCTCTAGAGTGTCCTTGATATATTCTTTGCATCATTTTTTCATCATACCCATAGTCAACAAAGTCTGAATACATTTGTTCTACCAAAGATGTTGTGGGTACAAGTATCAGTACTTTACCAGATTCATACCATCTTGTCAAGAGATAAATTATTAACGACTTACCACTAGCAGTAGGGCTGAGAAGAAGACTCCTATCATTTCTGACTGCATGAACAAATGCGGCCATCTGGTAATCACGAATCTGTAAAGTTGTTCCCTTGGACTTAGGTGACACTCCTCTAACAAATCTATCCAACTCGCTAGTTCCATATTTTCTCTCATTTAAAACTCCTTCCTTATACTCAATATCTATTTCGTTTCGTTTTGCAAATTCTTCTATATATGGTAATAGTCCTACATAAATTTCATTTGATGCAACTGAATACAGTCTAATTTTACCGTCCCAAATTCTATTTCTGTATGTAGGCATAAATCTAGCGCCTGGGACTTCAAACGTAAAAAAGTCTGACAATTCTCTTGCATAATTAGGTTCAGTTTTAACACACAGATGAACCTCATTCTTTTTTGATATAATCAAAATGAACCCTCTAAGAATCTCTTCCAATCAATCGCATTTTTAATTTGAAATCCACGATTGTTTACTGACTTACAGACTCTTTCTGCATAATCACACATTGCATTATGATATTCAACTTTATGTTTTGATTTAATTAAGTCTTCATCACTTTCAAGATATGTGGGTAAATCTTGTTTGAGTATTTTCAAATCAAACGGATTTTCTTGGTAAACACTTGGTGGTGCTTTACCAGAATAGTATTCCCATTTTTTTCTGAAAAGAACTTTATATTCGGACTCTGCTTGTTTTGATAACAGATTCCAACGAGTATATATTCTTAAATACTTTGCGTAAAGTTCTGGTGTTTTGAGTGATTCAATGTCTAGTTTTTCATTGTCTATTTTGAGGTCTTTTTCAGCCTCATTTTGAAGTTGTTCCAAATCCATAATATAACCTTATTTTATAATGTAAATATTTCGTATAGTGTATAACTGAAAGTACAAGTCGCTGTCAAGTATGTAACGTCCCCTGCTTGTTGGTCAAATTGTAATGCACTTAATGCTACTGGATATATATCAGAAAACCTAACATCAACTGTTGGGTTATTTTTACTTGATGTAATTATTAATGATGCATCACTATACATAGACTGCACCCCAACTGCATTATCATTTGTTTTTGCAGAACCAGTAGACTTTGGTGTTTGTGTAGGAAATGAGTTTGTGTTTCTACTTCTAAAAGATTCAAACTGTGTTCTTGATTTAGGAAAACCTATAGCAACTAACCAATCATGAAGTTCTGTATAATTTTCTAATTTTTCATCTACAAGAAATTGTAGGTCTAGATTTTCATATGTTAATGTATGACCTTGAACTGGTAATTCTTTAAATGGTGTTGGTATAACAACATCACCTAAATTTATTCCAGGCAAGTTTACTTGGGTAGTAAAAAATTCTACCTTTGGAAGTTTGTTACATTTAAATACAAATTTTGATGGGTCTGCATAGTCAAGTTCAGTCGGTTGTCTTGACAACATATTCGTTGTAACCATTTAGTTTCTCCATAACCATTCTTCTTTGTTCGTCAGAGTATGATGACCACAATGTTATTTCATCTCTGGTTCTTCCACACCCAATACAAATATTTTTTTTTAGTTCGCATATTTGTATACAAGGACTTTCTATGGTTTTCATAGTATTATTTAGGTATAAAAAAAGGGGGGTCGAATGACCCCCCTAAAGTAACTAACAATTCGTTTCTTATTACATTAAGTTAGCAACTTGTACTCTTCTGTAGTAAGTGTTATCGTTTGCGCCAGGCACAACATCATTAGCAGATGAAGTTGCAAATGGGTTTTGAGCAACACCATAACGAGTCTTAAATCCAATTTTTGGTTGGAAAGTATTCTCACCTACAGCACGAACCATTTGTAATGGTACATACGGACAGTAGAAAATACCAGCGTCATATGGTGAAGTTCCCTTATATCCTACAACGTAGTACTGTTTTGCAGCGTTGTTTGCAGCATATGGGTCGATATACACTCTATATCTTCCGTTAAGTACACCAGCAAAAGTGTTACCAGTATCATCAACTTGTAAGTTGTTACTTAGAGCAGGAGCGTAATCTAATACACCAGCCATTTGAAGTGCAGATGCAACATCAGATGAAGTAATGATTAAGTTACCTTTTCCTCTACGAGTTTCTTGAGCAATAACATTCGCATCTCTTTCGATTTGGAACATTAGACCTTTGAACTTCTCAACAGACCATCTACCGTTTGAGTCAGTATCTAAATCGAAGATACCAGCAGTAGTTGTGTTGACAGATGCACCTTTCTTAGCAGATACATAGATTGTTCTAATGACTTCTCTATTGATTTCTGCAAGAATTTCAGCAGACAGAATATTTGACAATTCTGTTTCTGCGTCAAGACCGTGAATTGCTTTAAGGTCTTGTGCAAGTTCCATAGTGTATTCTGCTTTTAATGCTCTTGACTTTGCAGTCACAGTTGACTTCTCGATTGAGAACGCCATTTCTGCGAAAGAGTTAGCAGATGCATCACCTAATGCTTCAGCTTCAGCAGTAGTCATACCACCACCAGTATCAGTACCGTATCCGTCACCACCAGTTATATATGCACCTGGCGAGGAGTCATTTAAGACAGCAGGGTTAGTACCAGTCATTGCAGTTGTATTAAGGTCACCTGCTTTATCATCATTTGAGAAACCAGTATTTGGTTCGTTGAATAATGCTTCTGTTCCACCTTGTGAATCAAAGTTTGACTTCATTGCGAAGATAAGACCAGTTGGGCCAGTCATTGGTTGCACAGAACAAATATCGTATGCAATCAAGTTAGGCATAGACCTTCTTACTAAAGAAATGAGAATTGGGTCATATGCAGCCATATTTGAACCACCAAAACCAGAGTTGGTTGGAGCGGCTTCAGATAAGAACGCATTGTCCTCTTTCATTGCTTTTTCTTGGTTTTCTAAAATAATTGAAGTAACGGCTTTTTTGTAATTGTCCTTAATCTCAGGCAAATCTGGATGACTGAGGACTGGCTGCCACTTCTCTTGTAAGTTTTCTGAATTATACATTTTTTGTATCCCCTTATTTAACTTTACATATATTTATCATTATTTATTTCTTGACATTATTAAAAGGTTTTGCATCTTGCGTATTGTAAGGTGCTTGTCTTTTAATAGCGGACATATATGCAGCCATAGCTCCGCTTACATCAATCTCTTTAGTCTCTTCATGGTTCTCTTCTACTAGAGTTGAGTTTTCTGAAGGAACTGATTTAGGAAAATAGTTTTCCTTTAAGGTATTGAGTTTTTCTTCAAATGATTTCTCATCTGTAAACTCAACGTCTTCAACAAGACTCGCAAACTTTTCAGTTTGTGTTTCTGCTAAATCTTGTGAAACCTTTGCAATCACTTGTTCTTTAACTAAAGAGTTTTCTACTTTATTTTTTTCGGTAAGTTTATTGATAGTTTCATTCAACTTACCTTCCAACTCTTCAATCTTTTCTGCTTGTGATTCTAAGATATCATACTTTTCGTCTGGAACATCAATATAATGCTCTTCAAAAAGTGTTTTCAAACCACCGATAAAGTCTTCTGCGATTTCTCCCTTTAGACCTCTTTCGATTGCAAGTTCGTTTTCTGTCATCCATTCCTTAACAACGTAGTCAAGATAACCGTCTACTTTTTCTGCAAGTTCAGTTTTGAAAGTTTCGACTTCTTCTGAAATCTCTTGAGTTTTTTCTTCCTCAATTCTTTCTACCTCTGAACGTACCTTTGATTTGACTGCTGCTTCAAAAATAGTTGCAGCTTTCTTTTGGAAATCTTCAGATAAATCTTCACCTTGTACAAGTGCGTCAACATCTTCAGCAACATTAATGGTTGCAAGTCTTTTTTCAATAGCTTCTTTTGCTTTGTTAAGACCTTCCATTTCCATTTCGTCATCTGATTTATCGCTATGCATACCCATTGTCATTTTGTATGTTGCTTCAAGTTCTTTCTTTTTCATTTTCTTCATAGAATGATTCATTGCAGTAATCATAGCATCTTTAGTCTTAGGCATATCCATTTCTTCATGATGTGCTTCAGATACCATTACTTCCATATCTGATGCCATGACTTTTTCTTCCAAACCATGTTTGAATTGAACGTCATACCACTCTACATATCCGTCATCAGTCGGAATTGCATGAGAACCATGAATTGGTTTACCTTTACCCCAAATAGGGTGTTCTACAACTGTAGCACAATCGTGGTCTTTTGAATGACAGAGGTCTCTGATTTCTTCATCAGTATATCCTTCTTTCATTTTTTCTGGTGCCATAGCTTTATCCTTTGATGGAATTGAACTGTCTTTCTTAGCTGACTTTGCGTAATCCTTTTTCTTATCATCACTCTTAACGACAGCTGGCCCAGTATCATCTACTTGTGCTTCACTCTTCTTCATTGGTTCTGCTTTCGCAGCACCTTTCTTTAGAGCATCTGCCTCGTTAATATCAGCAAGAACTTCTTGTTCTAATTCCTCAATTGTCTTGTCTATTTCTGACATTTGAAGTCTCCTTGATTAATTAAACCTTGTTTCATTATATTTATAAATTATAACTTTTTAAGGAATTTTGCGAAAGCCAATGCTTGGTAATTCGCTTCTCTAGAACGTATATTACGTTCCATTTCGTTCTTGATTTCCGCTACCTCTTGTTCTCTTAACAAACCATTGTTCCAAATCCACTCTTTACCTTCCATAATTCCGTCTACGAAAGCATTAGGTGCAGAGGGGTCTGCAACAATATCAGCAGCAGTTGCAAGATAGAAATCGTTTTTGACGTAGTTTGCATCACCTTTTTTCTCCAAACTACCCATACCTCTTGACGAAACTGCGAGTTTACCACCGTCATCCATAATATTTTTTACTATATTACCCATTGGTGTTGACATTACTTTTGCTTCACCAATAAAGTTTTTACCGTCTGGTTCTAAAGAAGTTACCATGTGAGATACTTTATCTAAATTGACAGTAGGCCCATCTGGGTGTCCTAGTTCCCCATATGCACGATTCTGTTCTATGAACTCTTTGTTATATCTTTTCACTTCTTTATCTAAAACCTCAAAAGGATATACTCTCCCATTTCGGTTTTTAATTTCAGATTGCATAAAGACACCTTTTAACTTGTAATTTTTCTTACCAGTTTTATCGTCTTGTTCTGTTATGTACTCTACACTATCTGCAAAATTTTCTGAAAAAAGTTTCATGTTACTATCTCCTATGGTTGATTACCGACTGCTGTACAACTCATTGCAGCAGTACAAGCGATAGTATCACTTGGTTTTTTATCTAATATAATAACTTGGTTTGCAACTAATACTACTGTACCAGCATATGTGTTAGTTGCAGTAATTGTATGGTTTTCAGAAGGGCCATCTGTTAAAGTCAACACAACACCATTTTGTGCGTTAGTCATTCCAGTTGCAAGGTTAATTGTATTTGCATCAACAACTCTTACAAAAAATTGTCCACCATCTGTTAATTCTGTAATTGCAGTTCCACCACCATCTGAATATGTTACTTCATCTCCAGTAGTAAAACCATGACTTGAAATAGTAATCGCTGTACCATCAACAGCTGATTGTGCATTAAATGTTCCAAGTGCAGCTGCAATTGTTACAGTTCCAGCGTTAGTTGCACCAACTCTTATTCTTGTTGCTCTATTCAATGTAGTCGCTGATGTTACATTGGTTGCGCTACCTTTTAAAATCATGCATATTCTCCTAACATCTCTCTTTCAAAGTATTTATGCAGTTCTTTTTCACGCACTTTATACTTACGAGATGTATCTTTTATAGTTTTTTCAAAAGTATTTAGGAAATCGGAAGGTTTCGCATCCATTTTCTTAAAAATATCGTCAACTGCCTCTTTCATTTTCGGAGACAGTTTCTTATATTCTTTTGTATTTTTATGCTCGTCCTTTTCAGGCAAGTCAATCTGATTGAAGTTCTTCTTCATCATCCTCTACTTCTGGAATATGTTGTGTTACCATTGTCATAGCAACATCTTTTCGTTTTGTTTCTAATCCGTTTGCAACTCTTGTTTGCATTGCGTCTTTAAAATGTGTTTCTGCACCCAGATTATCTCCAGATGCAATAGCATCAATTATATCTTTTGTCATATCGTATCATCTCCATTTTCTTCTCCATCACCTTCATCTTCAATTTCTTTGGTCATGGATTCTATTTCTTCATCTGTTTGACGAAGTACGTTTTTCTGAACCCATCTCTTGGAAAAGAAATTTCCAACATAAGGTTCAAGACTTCCTAGCATTTCTATTCTTTCTCTTAGAATTTCTGCATCACGCAGTTCTGCAAAATGACCATCTTGTAAAAAGTCATATGCAATATGTTCTTTCATTGCATCCCATTCTTCTTCTGCAATTACTCCAGTAAGAATAAGTTGCGTTTTTAGAATGTCATGAAATAGTATAGTAAATTTCTTTCTTAACCTTTGTACAAACTTTGTAAATTTAAGTTCATCTCTAGTTATTTCTGTAGACCTACCAAGACTGAAATTACTTTCTGCTTCCATTCTTGAAATAGGAACATTCAAAGACCTATACAATTTTCTTTGGAAGTAAACAATGTCATCTATCTCACCAAGGTTCGAACCGCCTGGGAGTGTAGTAATTTCTGTACCTCTACCACCCTCTCGTCTAGGCAACCAGAAATCTTCTAACATTGACATTTGATTTCTATCATCACGAATCTCACCAGTAGATGCATCATATACCAGTTTGTTACGATAACGATTCATAACATCTTTTAGATACTGTTCTGCTTTAATCTTTGGTAGATTACCAACGTCAATATAAAAGATACGTCTTTCTGGAGCTCTTGATATTCTGTAAATAACAAGACTATCTTCAATCATACGCAGTTGATTTACTGGTTTGATTGCTTTATGTAGATAAGATAAAACACTACCTTTTGTCTGGTCAATTAAACCAGATGGACAATAACTTATAGAGTCTTTTGTAATTTTAAGACCACTATCATTTTGACCACCAGACATTACACCAGTTTCACTATAGATGTAATATTCTTCTGTTTTTTGTTTTTCACTAACACCATTTAATGGGTTAGGTCTTCCAGATATTTTCTCTCTGACCTTTTTAATTTTATTTGGGTCAATGTATCTTAATTCTGTAATACCTTTTCTTGGGTCTTTTTTGTCAATAACTTTATGATAGAATACTCTACCATCAACATACCACCTACGAAAGATGTCATGTCCTTTTTCTTGGAATTGTAATAGTTGTAATACTCTATCGAATTCTTGTCTAATTCTCTTCTTAACATTAGAAGATACATTAAGACCGTCAAGAGACACCGATATAGGTGCATCAAGTTCGTTAGCTGCAATCGCTTCACTTACGATATCTTCAATTGCACTATCACATTCTGGTTGTTGAGAAATATTACGATATCGTTTGATTAAATCGTATTGAGTTTTGTCTTTCCCATTAGCGTCATAAACAGAAGAATAGAAACCGCCACCAGCGATATCTATTGTTCCATCATCAGATGAAGGCAGAGTAAATGACTCTGCCTCATCTTTTTTACGAGTAATGCGAAAACCGAAAAGTTCTGCCATGATATAGAAACTCCTTTTGTACTATTTAGGGAGTT